TCCACCAGTAACTCCAGTTACACCAGTTGCTCCACCAGTTGCTCCACCAGTTACACCAATTACTATACCAGTTGCTCCACCAGTTGCACCAATTACTGTACCAGTTACCCCAGTTACCCCAGTAAGCAACATTGTCTATGCTGCATTTTGCTCTAACGGAGCAGCCTATCAAGAAGAAGGTGTGGACTGCGGAGATGTACAAGCATACGTTATGGCCAATTATGAAAACGTAACAAACTTTGTATGTCAGTTTGGATCGCAACCACCAGCACCAAACTGTTCATCATCGCCAGCAACACCAATTACTATACCAGTTGCTCCACCAGTAACTCCTGTAACTCCAGTAACCCCTGTAACCCCAGTAACTCCAGTTACACCAGTTGCTCCACCAGTTGATATTTGTAGTGGAGACATTTCTTTACTTAGCGCAACACAATGTGCTGCATGCGGATACTACTACTCTACTGAATTTGGAGAATGTTTAGTAAGTGCTCCTACGCCTGTAGCACCTGCACCTGCACCAGTTGCTGCACCAGTTGCTGCACCAGTTGCTGCACCAGTTGCTGCACCAGTTGCTGCACCAGTTGCTGCACCAGTTGCTGCACCAGTAACAACACCAACTAATATTTGCAGCGGAGACATTTCCCTACTTAGCCCAAGTCAGTGTGCAGCCTGCGGATACACTTATAGTTACGAATACGGAGAGTGTTTATCTTTTAGTGGCGGGGGCGGGTCAACCCCAGTAACAACCCCAGTAGCACCAGCCCCAGTAGCACCAGCCCCAACTGCACCAGCCCCCGTTGAACCTGTCCCTGTTGCACCAGCCCCTGTTGCCCCAGCCCCTGTTGCTCCTGCACCTGTTGCACCTGCCCCTGTTGCTCCCGCACCAGTGGCTGCACCAGTCACACCTGTAAATCCATGTAGTGGAGATATATCTTTACTTGGTCCAAGTCAATGTGCAGCCTGCGGATATTACTACTCTACTGAATTTGGAGAATGCTTAGTAAGTTCTCCTGCACCTGTTGCACCAGCCCCAGTAGCACCTACCCCTGTTCCACCATTCTTCCCACCTAGTTTCCCATTCTTCCCACCTAGTTTCCCATTCTTCCCACCAGACTTTAATCCAGTCCCACCATTCTTCCCACCAGACTTTAATCCAGTTGCTGCCCCCGTTACTCCACCATTCTTCCCACCAGACTTTAATCCAGTTGCTGCCCCACCAGCACCTACTGCAGAACCATGCACATGTGGATATTGTTGGAGATGTACCACATGTTGCGGTGCAGGTAATCCATGTACCTGTTAGTGTATAATGTATAATTATTACTAATAAATAAGGAGATTTTGTGTCAGAAGAAAAATCTATATGGCAAAAATATAAAGAAAATCTAGGAGACACTAGGCCTTGGGACATTCTTAATCCTGCAACAGAGTGGGCTTCAGAAGAATTAGCAAATACTAGGTATGAGATATGTGGGGGCTGTCCAGAGTTAATCAAATTAACAAAACAATGTAAAAAATGTGGATGTTTTATGTTTGCAAAAACAAAATTAGCCAACGCAACTTGTCCATTAGGAAAGTGGTAGTATGATAAAAAATGAAATTGCTCCAGGAATAATGGCATATGATGATGTAATGCCTAATGAAATTTTTGATAATTTAGTAAAAGATATTGAAGAGGGCATGGAATCAGCAAAGATTTCATGGTCAGCAGCACATGTGCATGATGAAAAAACTTATTCATCAGTCAACACTACATCAAGAGACACTAGCACAATTAGTACTCCCTACTCTCCTGTTTTATTAAAGGATTATTCAACATTGGTTTCTACATTTAATACATCTTTGTCTAATCTTTTCTTACAATATCTTGTTCCAGTAGAAAAAAATTATCAGACAGACTATGGGGTTCCTTGTACCTGGCACGACAATTATCAGATTTTAAAGTATGGCTTAGGTCAAAAATTTGTTAATCACATAGACGATCATAAAGATCATCACAGACGGGTTTCTACGCTATATTATCTTAACAATAATTATGCTGGAGGAGAAATTAATTTTCCAAGATTTAATCTTTCGTTTAGGCCCAAAGCAAATCAAATGATAATTTTTCCATCAACATATGTATATAATCATTCTGTTTCACCAGTTACGGAGGGTACAAGATACGCTGTTGTTAGTTGGTTAAGATGAAAAAGCCACAAGTAATTACTAATCTTTTTAATAAAGAAGATTACGATAGATTAATTTTAAACATAAACAATCCTAAAAATTATAATTACGACAGCACCTTTAGTAGATACTCTGTCGGAGAGACCGATTTGCCAATTTTAAAAGAGTTAACAAACAAACTAGTTCCTCTTGCAAAAAGCATATTTGATAGCAAAACCCTTTTACCAACTTATACTTTATTTTCTCATTATGAAGGTCAAGATCCTGAACCCAGTTTATTTAAACATAAAGATAACAATGCGTGTACCTATACTGTAGACATGTGCGTTTATCAACAAGAACCTTGGGATTTATGGGTAGATGATGCTTCGTATACTCTTTATCCAAATCAAGCGTTAGCCTATTATGGCAATGATCAGTTTCATTGGAGAGAAAAATTTCCTGATCCTAAAAATAATTATGTTGGAATGATTTTTTTTCATTTTGCCGAACCAGATCACTGGTGGTTTACTAAAGGTCCTAGTTATGTAGACGTAGTGCGTGGCATAATCACAGAACAACAATGGCAAAATAATAATGTTTTATTATAAATTATACAATCCAGCAGGATTAATTAATCAATTAATGAGTATTGAACTTGCTGTTGGAATACAATATATAACTCAAAACGATATATGTATTTATAATATAGGAAATGGAAGTACTGGTGATGAGGCTATTTTTTCTGCCAGCAAAAATTTTAACAAAAGAAAATTTATAAACAATGATAATTTTTTTACTATTAATAAAATTTTAGAATGGAGCACTAAAGATAGATTTGCGTTTGTAAAAAGAAATCAACTTAATATTAAAGAGTCAACTGTAGAAATTGAAAATTTAATGCTATATTATTTTGATTTTTTGTTGCAAGAAGATATAGACTTTGCTGAAGGTAGACAATCTATTGAGTTTACAGATAACATGCATATTAAAAATACTTTAGGATGGTATAGTAGATTTTTTAACAATAGACCAAAAGATTTAGATAATATTTTAAGATCAGTTAGATTTAAATCAGAATATTACGAACTGTCTAAAATTATTGCCAATAGTTTAGGTAATTTTAATGGACTTCACCTAAGATTAACTGATCATATACCTCAGCGTGTCTCAACCACAACAGAAATGTTTGACGGGGCAATTGAAAAAATAAACAACAACAAACCACTTGTTTTATGTAGTGACGATGTAAATAATGACGTTATAAAACAATCTAGATATAATTTTATTTATTTAGATCAGTACATTTTAGATAATTTTGGCAAAGAGTTTTCTAGTTTTCAATATACCGACGAAGTGTCTTTTGGCATATTAAATAATTTGGTTATGCATTATTCAGATAAATTTATTGGTACAATTGGTAGCACTTATAGTGGCTATATACAAAGATCTATGAACCAGACAAGGGATATAGAGTGGCTATGGTTTGACTATATTAATAATCCAATTTATGAAGAATCTGGCACGGGCAAATACTCGTGGAATAGTTCAAAAAAGTTGTATACTATTGATAAACAATGGTTTAGAGAATGGAAGGAGTCAAGACTAATATGAAAACAGCATTAGTGCTTGGAGCAGGTGGCTTTATTGCAAACCATATGGTTAAAAGATTAAAATCTGAGGGGTATTGGGTTCGTGGAGTAGATATTAAAAAACCAAACTTTTCTGAGACGCAAGCAGATGAATTTATTGAAAGAGATTTATCAGTATATGACAATATGGAAAAAGTTATACAGTTTAAAGGTTATCACGGTAATTTTTATAAAGAAATTCCATATAAACTTATAACTTCATTTGATGAGATCTATCAGTTTGCCGCTGACATGGGTGGAGCGGGATATATTTTTACTGGAGAAAATGATTCTCAGATAATGGAAAATTCTGCATTAATTAATTTAAATTTATTACGAGCACAATCAAGACTTAATCAAAAATACGAAATTAATAAAACAAAAATATTTTATTCTAGTTCTGCATGTATGTATCCAGAATATAAGCAGTTAGATGTAAATAATCCTGGACTTAAGGAATCTGATGCATACCCTGCAGATCCTGATAGCGAATATGGATGGGAAAAATTATTTAGCGAAAGAATGTTTTTGGCTTTCAATAAAAATAATAATATACCAATAGCAATTGCCAGATATCATAATATCTATGGACCAGAAGGAACTTGGGATGGCGGTAAAGAAAAAGCCCCTGCTGCAATATGTAGAAAAGTTATAAAAGCAGAAAATTCCATAGAAATCTGGGGGGATGGAGAACAGACTCGTTCATTTTTATATATAGACGAATGTATAGAAGCAACAAGAAGATTAATGCAATCAGATTTTACTGGTCCAGTAAACATAGGATCAGAAGAAATGGTTACTATAAATCAATTAGTTGATATCGTCTGTAGTATTGAAAACAAGTCCTTAGAAAAAATCCATATTCCTGGACCACTTGGCGTACGTGGTAGAAATTCTAATAATGACTTAGTAAGAGAAAAATTATCATGGGACTATTCGTTATCGTTAGTTGATGGTATATCAAAAACTTATGCTTGGATAAAAAAACAAATTGTCAATGGAAAATAAACAAGAATTAGTTAAAGAGTTTGTTATTGAAGACGGAATAGGTGCTCAACTGTGGAGAAAAATATATGCTATGTCTTATGCAAAATATTATGGATTAGTTTTTCAAGACACACCAATTACAAACTTTTTGATACATGAATCGGATAAGGTTTCTAGCGAAGAAGAAAAACAAGAATTTATAAAAAAATTTTTATCAGTCATAGACAATCCTTGGAAAGATTACGATTTTTCCGATTTGTCAAATTTTGTTTTATGTGACAAGGCAGGCGCTGGACTTCCAGTGACACAGGGAATAATACCATCACTTCAAAACTTTACTAAACTTGCACCAACATTTAATAATATTGAAGGAATCAATAATGAAGTTGTCATACATATAAGGCGTGGAAATGTAATTAAGGAAAACCCAAGATGGATAGACGAAGATGTTTATATTAATTTAATTAAATCAGTTCCATATATGCTAGATAAATTAAATATTTCTATTGATCAAATATCAATCATTACAGATGCATCTAATAATAACAAACTTTATAAACCTATAAATGACGATCAGATGCATAAATGGAATCAGCCGTACCTTAATCGTGATGAAAACGGATATTTTCCAGTAACAACAATTAACTTTGAATTGTTAAAAAATGCTGGTAGCAATATACAAATTTACAATAATTTATCAACCTATGATGCTTTTATTAAAATGATAAAGGCAAAAGTTTTAATAGTGTCCAGATCAGCCTTTAGTCAGGCTGCTGGACTACTATCAAAAAATGTGGTTATCGACATGTTTGATTCTCATAACCAATTTATGGGGTCTGTTGGCTTTGTTAACAGAGACGGAACCATAAATATTAATTAGGGAATTTTGTTAGCCATTCCTTAGCCCTTGGAGTTAATCCTTTCCAGGCACTCCAGTTTTCTCCACCTTTTGTCATTTGATAGGTAATTTGTGCATTTACAACTGGATTAAATAAGTCAGCATTGTGATCTAAATCATACTTGTCACGACGATCTGGACCAAGCATTCCAAGCATGTTTATTTGAAAAATACCATATGAACTGTCTCCAGTTTTAGTATTTCCGTTGAATGCAAATGGTCGACCATTACTTTCTCTTTTAGCAATAGCCCAAGCCTCCTTAAGATTTTTACCCTCAAAACCTACCAATTGCAATAGATTTTTTAGATCTTTATCAGATAGAGATGTAGCATTAGAATATTTTTCTAACTGATCTTCTTTAGCCTTAGAAACGATTTTGGCCACTTCCGTGGCCTCTATGGTCTCTTCAAGCACGACAGTTTTACTATCGTTTAATCGGTTTTCAAGAGCATTAGCCACGCTTGACCAAACGAAAAACATAGCCAATATGCTGAGTGTACCAATGATGTTCCTGTTATTATTCATAAAGTTAATCATAGTTTCCTCCTTAGAAACATAATGACACCTTGTTAAAGGGTGTCATATTACTTCTTAGTATAACACAAATTTAGACTCAATGTCAAATATCTCAAAAGTGGTATAATATATATCTCATGGCAACTAATCAAACATCAGGACAGTTTCAAATAGCATTTCCTAGATCTACAGACCCTGTAAATGTACACGGAGATTTAGAACAATTGGCGGGAGATGTCAAAGAATCATTAGAATCAATAGATGTTTCAATTATACAAATAGATGCTAAAAATGTTAGCGGTATAACATTACCAGCAGGTACCCCTGTTTATATTTTTAATTTTGCATCTACTGTTCCTGGAATAAAACAATATACAGAAAGTTTATGGTCATCTGGTTCTGTAAAACCAGTATTGGGTTTGTTAAAAACAACATTAAATAATAATTCTATTGGAAAAGTTGTTGTTGCTGGAGTACTTGCTAATATCAATACTTCATCTTTTACTACTGGCGATGTTTTGTATGTTGGTAGACCAGATGGTGGTTTGACAACAACAAGACCAACAGCAGGCTCTGGTGCAGTCGGTATTGTTGGATATGCACATGCAACAAATGGAGTTATTATTGTTGAGGCAAAAGGCAATGGAACGTGGGGGGCATTGAAGGCTGGATTAGCCTAATATGATATAATCACAGTATGGCAAATTTTCGTGGATCCGCTTCTTCTTATGATATTGGTGAAAAGCCACCTACAGTTCTTTGGACAGTAGTTAGAGGAGACACATCTGGTTTTAAAGTTTATGTAGTAGACGATGCTGGACAACCATTAAATATTCCAGATTGGGCTATTAACATGAAAATTAAAAGACCAACAAATAGTGCTGATGCAGGAGTTATTACAGATAATGCAACACTTGTTCTTCATTTAAACCCAGAGCACGATGCTGATGATTTAGATGGAGAGTTTACTGTTTACTTAACTTCAGCACAATCTCAAATTTTACAAACAGGAGATATCTTTGATATTCAGTTATCAGACCCAACAAGAGTATGGACGGTTGCTCAAGGTAGCCTTAAAATACTCGAAGATGTAACCGATTAATGGCAACAGCAACAATATCAGACCTTAAACATAAAACAAAATATATTAAATCTATAGATCATTCAATAAAATATATAGACACAATAAAGCCTACAGTAAAAATTAATTATTCGTTGCCGTTTCGTGTTAGATTTACCAGTATCAATATTGAGGGATACAGTTCTTCTAACCCGCCCCCAATTCCATTGCAGGTCATCGGATTTAGCAACTGGATTCTTTAAAAAAATAGCATAAAAAGGAGTTATAATACCATCATGGCCAAGATATCAATATCTAATTTAAAGACAAAGTTTGAGACTGGGGATCGCCCCACTCAGCAAGACTATGAGGACTTGATTGATTCAACCTCAGCCCGTTCAACAGACTTGGCGTCATCGGGCAATAATGAAAACACAATTTCAGGCATTGAAAATCCAACAGTAATAGATAATTTTGATGCTACAGAATTTCGTATGATTAAGTATCTTGTTTCTATCGCAAAGACAACTGCGGGAGATAACAAGTTTTATGCAACAGAGTTGACCATCTTGGTAGACGGCACAAATGTGAATGTCTCTGAGTATGGCACAATAGACAATGATGGGAATATTGGCACCGTTAGCGTCTCCAGGGCTGGAAATACAGTATCCTTAACGGTTACTCCAGATCCTGCGATTAAGCCAGTCACAGTTCGTTTTGCACGAATTGGACTTAAGGCGTAAACAAGGAGATAATAAATGGCAACAGTCACAAAAGACTTTAAGGTAAAAAATGGTCTGATTGTTGAAGGCACAACAGGTACCATCAACAACCATGACATTCTTACTAAGAAGACTGACGATCAAACTTATATCGTCAACCTGATTGGCGGAACAGCCACATCAGCAAATGAAGCAAACAAGGTTGTAAAGCGTGATGGCTCAGGCAACTTTGCTGCAGGTACAATTACAGCAGACCTCGTTGGTAATGTAACTGGTAATGCTTCAACAGCAACAACACTTGAGACTTCTCGCACAATTACATTGGGCGGAGATCTTGCAGGTTCCGTTTCATTTAATGGTTCTGCAAACGTAACATTAAACGCAACAGTTGCAGGTTCTTTTGCAACAGACGCAGAAGTTGCAGCAGCAAAAAGCGAAGCAATCTCAACTGCAGCAGATGACGCAACAAACAAGGCTAATAATGCAAGGTCAGAAGCAATCTCTACAGCAGCATTAGATGCAACTACAAAGGCTAATTTTGCCCAATCAGAGGCAATTGGATTTGCAGCATTAGATGCAACAGACAAGGCTAATAATGCCCTTACATCAGCAAATACTTACACAGATGGAAAAGTTGCAGACTTGGTTAGTGGTGCACCAGAACTACTTAACACCCTTAATGAGTTGGCAGAAGCAATTGGCGATGATGCTAACTTTGCTACAACTCTTACTACATCAGTAGGAACTAAGGTTTCAAAGGCTGGAGATACAATGACTGGACTTCTTGTCCTTTCAGCAGATCCAGCAGCAGCCCTTGGCGCAGCAACAAAACAATATGTTGATGCAGCAGAAGCAGATGCAGTTTCAACTGCAGCAGCAGATGCTACCTCAAAGGCTAACGCTGCACAGTCTGCAGCAGAAGCAACCGCTTCAGCAGATGCCACTTCAAAGGCTAATGCTGCAAAGTCAGGAGCAGAAGCAACTGCAGCAGCAGATGCTACAAGCAAGGCTAACGCTGCACAAGCAGCAGCAATTGCTCATGCAGATGCACTCACAACAGCAGATGTAGAAGAAAATACAAACTTGTATTACACTGCTGCTCGTGCAAAAGGAGAAGCAGCAACGCTTCTTGCAAATGCAATAAAAACAAACATTGTAATTACTAAAGATGGTTCAGACAATCTTACAATTACCGCAGAAAACGGTGTTGCAGATTCTGATACTGACGATCTTGTTGAAGGTACTTCAAACCTATACTTCACAGATGCTCGTGCAGTATCTGCTCTTGAGGCAGTCACACCAGACTTCCCTGCAGTAGAAATTGCATCTGTAGCAAAGCAGGTAGCAGCAGAAGCATCTGTTGCAACTGCAAGCACAAACACAGCAGTGTCATGGGCTAAGGCTTCATATCGCTCTGCTGAATTTTTGGTTAAGATTGCCAATGGAACTCACACAGAAGTTTCAAAGGTTATTTTGACACTTGACACATCAGACAATGTTGCTATCACAGAATACGCAATGGTTGGAACAAATGGTTCTCTTGGATCGGTTTCAGCAGATGTTTCTGGCAACGATGTTCGTCTTCGTGTCACTACCGCTAACAACAACTCAACAGTTGCTGCTATCGGAACGCTTTTAAAGTAATAAAATAAATAAAAAGAGGGAGTGGTAATCTTGGCAACAGTCAGTAAGGACTTCAAGGTTAAAAATGGACTTATCGTCACAAGTGGCGGTGAGTTTGGCGGGACGGTAGTTGTAGCAAACCCTACACTATCAACCCATGCCGCTACTAAAGCATATGTAGATTCAGTATCAAGCGGTATGCAAGTCGGGGCTACCGCTCCCTCAACACCAGATAATGGTGATTTATGGTTTGACACATCAACAGCAAGAGTTAATGTTTATTACAATGGAATTTGGTATACACAAGCAACCATTGATGATACAAATACTCTTCCACAACACATTCACGATACCGCAATTGATGGAACTGGATTTATTGTGTCTCAATTCTACGAGGGTGGGGCTTTTAATAGTCCACTTGGAATAGGGTTAGATGCAGGTGGACCAGATTCGGTAGAGTGGACGCTAGTATTTGATGGAGGTAGTGCAACAGATAATTTCAATTAAAATTGATGTTATAATTAGCACAGAAATAAACTGGTAGAAATACCATAAGGAGAGAAAAAAATATGGCAACAAGAATGCAACAGCGAAGAGGAACCGCAGCGCAATGGACTGCAGCAAACCCAACTTTAGCAGCAGGAGAAATCGGATTTGAAACCGATACCAACCAGTTTAAAATTGGAAACGGATCTTCGGCTTGGGCAGTTCTCTCTTATTTTAAAAATTTAGATGGTCTTGATGGTGTAGGAGGAATCGTTACACTAAATGCACAAGGCGTGATTGATGTAGCATTAATTCCACAAGGCGTAGCATTAGATGCAGAATTAACTCAATATATTGACGATCATAATGCAGATCAAACTAGCGTACACGGAATTAGTAATACAGCAAATCTTGTATATACGGCAGATATGACTTCTACAGTAAACAATGCAATTTCAGTAGAAGTAGACAATAGAAATGCAGCAATTGTTACTGCAATTGATCAAGAAGTAGCAGATAGAAATACAGCAATCGTTGCTGCAATTGCTGATGAAGTAACAGATAGAAATGAAGCAATCGTTGCTGCAATTGCTGATGAAGTAACAGATAGAAATGAAGCAATAGTCGATGCAATTGCTGCTGAAGTAGCAAATAGAGGTGAAGCAATTGATACTGCTATTGCAACAGAAGTAGGAAACAGAAATAACGCAATAGGATCAGAAATTGGCACACATAGTTCAGATACTACTAGCGTTCACGGAATAGCAGATACAACTGTTCTTGAAACAATTAGCGGTGCACAGGCAAAGGCTGAGGCTGCACTTTCATCAGCAACTACAGCATTAACTAATCACAACTCTACAACAACAAATGTTCATGGTATCGCAGATACAGCACTTTTAGCACTTAAGTCAGAAGTTGCTGCGGTAACACCAGCCACACTTGGACTTGAAAATGTTAATAATACCTCTGATGCCAATAAGCCAGTATCTACTGCAACACAGACAGCATTGGATCTTAAGGCCCCACTAGCATCACCAACATTTACTGGAACAGTAGTCCTTCCAACAGTAACAGCAGGTGGAAGTATTGTTCCATCTACAGATAACACGTACGACCTTGGATCTCCAACAAAAATGTGGAAAGACCTCTATGTTGGTCCAGGATCACTATATGTTAATGGTCAAAAGGTTCTTCACGACGAGTCTGGCAACATTGTTGTTCGTGCAGATGCTAATGAAAACCTATCATTACGTACAAGCGGTAGCGGTAATGTTGAACTAGATGCAACAGGAACTGGTAACATTCAGATTAAATCAGCAATGGTTATTGAGGGAGGATCCAATATAACCAGCAGCGATGGAAATGCAATTGTATTCGGTAATGCAATTAATGCAGATGCAATTTCAAGCAAGTCAGCAAATACAGACCTATCTTTAACTGGAAACGGTTCAGGAAAAGTAAATATTGCTGATAACGCAGAAGTAACTGGAAACCTTGTTGTTGGTGGAAATCTAACAGTAAGCGGAACAACTACAACTGTAAACAGCGAAACAATTTCTTTGGCTGATAATATTATCGATCTAAACAGCAACTTTACTAGTGGTGTTCCATCGGAAAATGCAGGAATAAAGATTAAGCGTGGAGATTCTAATGATGTTCAAATAAGATGGAATGAATCCAGCGATGTTTGGCAGTTTACAAATGATGGATCTACATACGATAATATCGCAGGAAAGACAGAAGTAGATCTTAAGGCTCCTTCGGCTTCTCCAACATTTACTGGTACAGTAACTCTACCAGCAGCAGGTATTGTATTTTCTGACGGTACACAAGCAAAGGCTGGCGTACCTTCGATTACAACATTTGCAGCAGCACTCACATCTTCTGCAACTCTTTCAGCAGGAGAGCAGGATAAGTTTGTTCCTTTAGCAGGAGCAGTGACAATAACACTTCCTGCAACAGGCTACTCAACTGGACAGTCCATTGACTTCTATCAGGCTTCTGGTACTGGAGCACAGTTTGCTTCAACCAACAGCGTTGTAGGAACTCCAGGCTTAAAGTTGAGAACAACCAACTCAGTTGCAACAGCAATGAAAACCTCAAGCGGATGGTTAGTTTTCGGCGACTTATCAGCATAATAAAAAACTAAAGGAGATTAACTATGTCAAAGCAAGCAGGTAGGATGAGTCAGGGAGCCAATGACTTCCTGACTCCATATGCACCAACAATAGGAACAGCAACAGACGTTGGAACTGGTCGTGCATACAATAATGGAGCAGCAACAGTAACATTTACTCCAATTGGACCTAACGCAGCGACATCTTATACGGTTACATCTTCTCCAGGAGGGTATACTGGAACAGGTGCATCTTCTCCTATAACAGTTGAAGGTCTTCAATCTGGAACTTCTTATACATTTACAGTTACGGGAACAAATGCAGAAGGAACTGGAGATGCATCAAGTGCTTCTAATTCTATAACTGCAACTACAGTTCCACAGGCACCAACAATAGGAACAGCAACAGACGTTGGAACAAATAGACCATTTAATAATGGTGCTGCAACAGTAACATTCACTGCTGGCGCAACTGGCGGAAAAGAAATTACAGTATTTACTGTAACTAGTAGCGGAGGTCAGACTGGAACTGGATCGTCTTCTCCTGTAACAGTAACAGGATTGGCATCAGCATATGGTTGTACTAAAACAGTTACTGCCACAAATGCAAACGGAACTTCGACAGCAAGCAGTGCTTCTGCATCTGTAACCATTACAACTGTTCCTAATACTCCAAGTGCTCCTTCAGTTTCTTCTCCTACACCAACTTCTGGAACAAATGTTGCTGGATCAACAACAGATAGCGTATCTTGGTCAGCACCATCAAATGGTGGAAAATCTATTACACAATATACTTGGACATCTTCTGATTCAAAGTCTGGAACTACAGCAGGTACCTCAGTTTCGGTTAATCAAGAAGGTGGCACCGCTCAGACATATCAGGTACGTGCAGAAAATGCAAACGGTGTGGGAAATTACTCTGCTTCATCATCTAGCATTACTACTTTCCAGTTTACACCGTTCTCGGTATTTGGATTTTCACCATTTGGCGTATTTTCCTTTGCACCATTCTCAGTCTTCGGATTCTCCCCATTCGGAGTGTTCGGCTTCTCCCCATTTGGTGTATTCGGCTTCTCCCCATTTGGAGTCTTCGGATTCTCACCTTTCGGTGTATTTGGCTTCTCCCCATTCGGAGTCTTCGGATTCTCACCTTTCGGTGTATTTGGCTTCTCACCAGCGTTCAACTTTGCTCCTTGGGGCTAAAACATGGTATACTGTAGTAATACAGTAGAGAGGTATAATAAAAATGCAACATCAAGGCATGACTCCAACTTTAAAATTTGGTATTAAACCACATAAATTTTTTGAAAGACATTTAAATAATGATCTTGTAAAATTGACCAATTTTTTATCTGATAAATATGAAAAAATAGAAAAAGCAGAGGTAGATGGAGTAACTCCTTTAGGTTCTGCTGGACATGAGTATTGGGTAAAATCTGGAAGCACATCTACAGTAAAATGGAGAGAATATAATGTTTTTCAATTTCACAGTGAAGAAATTTATAATGTTTTTCAAGGTGTTAAAAGTGCAACAAAAGAGGCATGTGAATATTATGACGTTGATTTTGATGCACAAAAGTTTATGGTGCAAGGATGGTTTAATATTACACATAAAGGCAAAGGCAAATTAGACTGGCATGATCATGGCCAACCAGGTGCTCCCAATTTTCATGGATATTATAGTGTAAAGGCTGAACCTTCAATAACGCACTATCATGTATATGGAGAGGTAGTAGATCATCATAATATTGATAATAAACTGATTGTTTCTGAAATGGGTCATCAGCATGCCATGGCAGATTGGGATTGGGAAGGTCCAAGAATTACTATGGCATATGACATTATCCCACTAGACTATTTAATTAGAGCAAATGCTGCCGAACAGCACTGGATTCCATTGTTATGATAGCAATGAAGCCACCACATAAATTTTTTGAATCATTTGTTGATAATGATTTAGATTCTTTATTTAATTATTTAGTATCAAAACAAAACGACATCCTATCTGGATTAGTAGGGAATATACCAGAAGATGTTTTATCTAAATATAATAAAGATAATGGGCCAACAACTCAACTTGGAAATTATTATAATGTTTTTAATTTTGATATTGATTCAATTAAAAATTTACAAAATTCTTTATCTAAACTAATAAAAGATGCTTGTGAATATTATGATTTAAATTATGACATTTTAGATTTTATGATCCACGGTTGGTATAATTTGGATTATAAAACATATGGAAGTGGAGTAAGTCCAATAAACAACTCTCATACATTCCATGATCATGCAGAAGGAACGGGCGCTCCTATATTTCATGGATATTATTGTGTTAATGCAGAACCTTCAATAACTTATTATAAAATTAATCGTGAAGTATTATTTGAAAATCATAATAAAAATAATAGAGCAATAGTTTCAGAAACTGGACATCCTCACGGTAGAGATGATTGGTATGAAGATAAACCAAGAATTACAATTGCATATGATATTGCTCCAAAAGATTCTCATGTGGTAACAGATTTATGGATAAAATTATAAAGAAGATGATTTGTTTTTTTAAAGGACACAATATGCAAACATCTGAATGTCCAGTTACTGGTGCAAAACTAAATGTATGCTTAAGGTGTTTCCCACAAAACCATTCAAGAGTAACTTTTAAATAACTATAACCCTAAATAATAGCATAAGAGTTCTACAAAATTAAAAACTCTGGTATACTTTAATGATTACAGATTCTTAAGGAGAATAACAGTGTCAGATTTTTTTAGTTTTCGTTTGTCAGAAGATTTTATAAATGAGTATAAAACAAAGGAACCACCATTTGGTTTTACAGATGCAGGTGGTAATTCATTAGGAGAGATTACTTTTATTCGTACCTACTCTCGCATGAAGGAAGACGGAACTAAAGAAAGATGGCACGAGGTTTGTCGTAGAGTAATCGAGGGTATGTATTCGGCTCAAAAGAATCATGCTAAAGAAAACAGATTACCTTGGAATGACTACAAGGCACAGGCTTCTGCAAAAGAAGCATATCAGCGTTTGTTTGAATTGAAGTGGACACCTCCAGGACGAGGCCTATGGTCTTTTGGCACGGCACTTACAATGGAAAAGAAAAACTCAGCAGCATTACAAAACTGCGCTATGGTATCCACAAAAGACATAGATAGAAATGATCCAGGCACACTGTTTGGTTGGATTATGGATGCTCTTATGATGGGAGTAGGTGTAGGGTTTGATACTGTCGGGGCAGACAAAAATCTACCTATTTATGATCCTACAGAGCCACCACAAGTATACGAAATACCAGATACTCGTGAAGGTTGGGTAGAGTCTGTCAGATTGCTCATTAATTCATTTTTAAAGCCTAACATGTATATCCAGGAGTTTAACTATGACCTCATTAGGCCTTTAGGTGCGCCTATTAAGGGCTTTGGGGGCACGGCAAGCGGTCCAGCACCACTTATACAGTTACATAATCAGATAAGGGCTGTAATTGGCGGTAGAGCAGGAGAAACTTTTGACTCTCGTGCAATAGTCGATATAGTTAATCTTATTGGTACCTGTGTGGTATCAGGAAATGTTAGACGATCTGCCACTTTGGCTTTGGGTAATGCTCAAGATGAAAATTTTATGAACCTTAAGAATTCTGAGGTTTTTCCAGAAAGAAATTCTTTTGATCCAGAAAATCCAGGTTGGGCTTGGATGTCTAATAACTCTATTTCTGCGACGGTAGGTACAAAGTACGAAGACTATGTAGATCTAATCGCTAATAACGGAGAACCTGGTTTTATATGGCTAGATGTCGCAAGAGATTACGGGCGTTTAAAAGATCCTGCTGACGGTAAAGATTATCGTGTTATGGGATTTAACCCTTGTGCCGAACAACCCTTGGAGTCATACGAATTGTGCACTTTGGTTGAGGTACATTTAAATCGTCATGAGTCAAAGGAAGATTTTCTGCGGACATTAAAGTTTGCCTATCTCTATGGCAAGACGGTAACGCTGATACCAACTCATTGGCAACAAACAAATGGAATTATGCAGCGTAATCGTCGTATCGGAACATCTCTTACAGGCATTGCATCCTTCTCAGACAAGTTTGGTTTGCCTGTTGTGCGTGAATGGATGAACGAAGGATATGAGACTATTCGTAAATATGATCATTCGTATTCTGAATGGTTGTGCGTTCGTGAGTCCATTAGAGTCACAACTGTTAAACCATCAGGGTCTGTATCAATTCTTTCTGGCGCAACACCTGGAGTTCACTGGGCACCTGGAGGTAATTATTTCTTAAGGGCAATTCGTTTTGGGAATACCGACCCTATGATTCATTTATTCAAGGCTGCTAAATACAAAATGGAGGCTGACCTTGTATCTGCGAATACAACTGTCGTATACTTCCCAGTACATTCTGGACATTCACGGCCTGAAAAAGAAGTAACATTATTTGAGAAGATTGCGCTTGCTGCAACTGCTCAGAAATATTGGTCTGATAACGGCGTGTCTGTAACGCTGTCATTTGACAAAGAAACCGAAACAAAGCATATTGCTCCTGCCCTTCATATGTATGAGGGACAACTGAAAGCAGTTTCATTTTTACCGATGGGAAATACTGTATATCCACAACAACCATATACTGAAATTTCTGAAAAGGAGTATAATAGTTATATTGGACAGATCAAAAAAATAGACTGGTCTGCCATTTACGACGGCTCAGAAAATTTGGAGGCACAAGGAGAAATGTATTGCACAACTGATGTTTGCGATATAAAGATTAAATCATGATAGATAAAATCAAGTATGTTGAAGAGTTTATGGCAAGGGACGTTGCCTTAAGAATATCTGAATATGCAAAAAAATATACTCAAGATTTTCCAGAGTATGGTAATAACGAACAAGAATTTACTGTACATACATATAACGAAATAAAAACTAGAGATTCCGAACTTTTGGATATCATGCAAGAATATGCTATAAAAGTTTATGATTTTGTTAAAGAAAATTACGAAGGACCTTTTCAAGATTTTATTCATGAAAAAACACACATAGCAAAATTTGTTGCTGGTAAAGGTATGCACGAGCATTTTGATTCTAATAGGCCAAACGATATAGCGACTTTAGTTTATTTAAATGATGACTATGTTGGTGGAGATATTTACTTCCCAAAATATAACATATCGTATAAACCAAAGCCAGGAGACTTGCTCTGTTTTCCAGATAATCCAGACTACGTACATGGGGTAAAGGTTATTGATTTAGGGACAAGGTATACTGCTCCTAGATGGTTTACACGCATCGTGTGATAAAATAGACTCATAATGTCTAGTCCATCAAACTTATACGCTGAAAAAATATTTGCCGAACATCCACAAAGATTGTGGGCTTTGGATGATAAAGTAGATTATGTATCAATAATTGATGACTCACATAGAGATTTTTCATCATGGGACATTAATAATGGATCTTCTATTTCTACATTAGAGTTTTTAGACACACCTTTCCCAGAAAGCATAGTTAATAAAATAACTCCAGAAATTTTAAATGGAGAAACATTTTCAGTTATTTTGGAAAGTCCAAATATTGTTAATGTTGACGACATTAATCAAACATTAAAAACATTTTCTATAGGTTCTTATTTTTACACAGAAAGCCCTTATATTTTAGGAATTGAGATTGGATATAGGCATTATGACTCAGTTTTAAATTCTTATGTTGATACATTAAGACCATACGATGTTGCAATTAAAGAAAGATGGATATTTTTATCAGAAACTTTTAGTCCAGATTTTGAAAATTCTGAAATAAAAATTATTATTAAATTTAATTTTTTATTAGCAACTAATGACGTTAACGATTATTTAGTTTATTCAAATGGACTTACATTTGGGCAATGGTCTGAAGAGTTTCATTCACATTCATTAGGAATAACAACTTCTAGTCTTCCGTTAGATATTTCTTTAGATCAATCTCAGGTTGTTGTTGCAGATGCCTACGGCTTGTCTGAAGATCCTGGTTATTATTTTTGTAAAGACAATGCATTAGTTGCAACAAACTCTGGTGTTCCAATGGTATTTGGATCACAAAGTATTACCAAATTATATAATAATAATAACAAACCATCTTTAATTATTCCATCTTTGGGTATGTTATCTGATTCGGGGAAACATCAAGATTATACTTTAGAGTTTTGGTTAAGAACCAATAATGCTTCGGTAGAGGAAAAAAGAATTATAGGCCCAATATCATCACAAGACGGAATATATTTGCATGGACCATTTTTATTATTAAAAGTAGACGATAAATATGGATCATATTATGTTGGTAAATGGGAAAGACCAATGCTTATTCATCTTAGATATACAAGCAACCAATTATCTTTATTATTAAACGGTGAAGAAATTATTACAATTACTATAGATTCTAATACAATATCTTTGCCAGGTGCATTTGACACAAACTATAAAAGTCAAAACTGGATAGGGTTTTATGCATATGAAAAAATAGAACCAATAGAAATAGATTGTGTTGCTTTATATAAATATGTTGTTCCTTCTGTTGTTGCAAAACGACGATTTGTGTTTGGCCAAGGAGTTCAGTATCCTCAAAATTTAAATTCAATATATGGCGGAGATTCTGTTTTATTTGACTATTCTTTTGCAGACTATACTAAAAACTATAACTATCCAGACCTAGGTTCATGGAGTCAGGCCTCAATAGATAATTTAATAATTGAAGACAATATACTTAGTGTTCCGAATATTTTTATTCCAAAAATATTTACAAATAATTTTAATAAAAAAGAACAACAAATGTTAGACGATCAAAATCTTTTATCAGACAATCTCTATCTTTCTTTAAGGCCAAACAGTTCTTGGAATTTAGTTAACTCATATATATATTTTAATGATTTCTCTTTGCATAATCAAATAACAAAAGCAGTTTATGGATTATTTGAGGTTCCAAATAACTTTTCTGGAACTCAGGTATTAATTAGAATTGAAGACAACAACTCTAATTATTTTTCTATAGAATGTGTAAATAATAAAATTAAATATATTTTAAAATATAACGATGTTGTAAAAGACATATATGAGTGTCTTAGAGTTAGTGCGTTATCAGAAACTAACGTGGACCAAAACACTATTTTTGCTGTAGGTCTTGAATTAGACAAATTTAATAATCATTTTGGAGATAACGTAATATCATTTTTTAATAATCAGTCAATACTAAAATTATATGTAGGAGGAACAAAAGAATTTGAAAAAACTTTTACTGGAAAAATTTATAAAATTGGCATTTGCTCTGAAAAAAATTTACTAGATATTGATAACTTATTTAATGAAATAGGTGTTCCAGTAGATTATGAAAATATATTTAATTTATATGAACCAGGCATAGATTATGACGGAGGTCTATATAATCAAGAGGATATTGGTTGGAGCGATCTAATAGGGCAAACAGATCAGTCATTAGATGAAGATGAAAACGATACAACAACTCCTATATTAGAAAATTATAGTTATTCACCATCATCATTACCAGACATAAGGCTTTTAAAAAATCATGTTCCTAGTGTAGGAATAGTTCCTAAAAAATATTTTAATAGATTTTATTTAGATGCAACGGTTTCGGGATCATGGAGAGATTACGTCCCATTGTCTTATTTTGGTCAAAATGTTTTAGATGAATACGGCAATCAAATATTTGAGTTAGATTTTATTCAATTTAATATAAATTATCCAGCATCTATTAAATTTAAAGAAACTGAAACAGTAGACCCAGATGGATGGCCGTATTCGCAACTATCCGCAGAATATTCTTTTCCACAACAAAGATCCTATACTTCTTTGGATAATTTTTTATATACTGGATATTTAAATTATGAAGATTTAAAAGAAAGATCAATTAAAAAATATACATATGATACTTCTAATGAAATTGTTAAAACATATATTACATTTGAATATTTAGAAGAAGGTGCAAATGCTCCAAAATCATTTTTTATAAGAAAGCAAGATGTTCCTAAAAATGGTGTAATAGAGCCAGCCAGTAATTGGATAAACACAAAGTATGAAGTTGTAGACAATGTTATTATTTATCCACCTGCTGGAGTTAATTTTAATGATTTAGCAATAGTTTTACATGTAGAAGTTGACGTAAATGGAATAAAGTATAGTCCATTAAAAATTAAAAACTTACAACTAGCATCTCAAGCATTTAATTACAACGGCGCAAACAGTGTTGGCACAAGATTTGGAACACCAGTTTATCCATATAAGTCTACAGGTTATTATTTTGACTATAAAACAAAAAATCCTTTTACTGTATATAAAGGTTCATCTCCATATTTGTATCTAACAAAAGACTCTGGCTTAGAAATAAGAGGAGACTATGATCCATTAACTAATCGTGGCGTTGCTTTGTCTGTCAATCCTTCAAAGATACAAAATTATGAAATTATGGCAATGCAAAGTTTAATAAGGTTCAATTCTGATTTTTTCCCGTATGCTCCTACACAAATAATGCAAATAAATGCAAAAAATAAAATTATTAAATTATATATGGTTGCCAATCATCCATCTGGAAAAAGAGCAAAGATATATGCCATTGATGGAAATACTGGACAGTTATACAATGCTATATCTTTTTACTTAAATGGAAAGATTGTAAAAGAGCCAGTAATTAATATAAACGAGTGGTCTTTGCTAGGAATAGGATTTTCTGATATATTAAACTTTAAATCATATACTGGATCTATAATGATTAATGGTCCTATTATATTTAATGCTCTATCGTATTATCAGACAACCAACCTGCAAGAAGTTAAAAATGTTACTAAAAGACCTTGGGCTAGAGTTAAATTTTCTGCAGACGGCGTATTTGAATGGGAATACTGGAATGACTTCTACATGTGGAATGGTGTTTTAGTTCAGTCATCAAGCAGTTACTATGGGGTAAATCCTGCAGACTTATATAAAGCCTATACTGGCACAAATAAAATTATAATAGAAGATGACAGTGTTTTTGGTATTCAGGGTTATGAATACGCTGTCTTTAAAGACATATCCTGGCAATCACAAATATCAAACGCAGTATAATATGGTATACTGGTGGTAATGAAAAGAAACATTCCTAGCCAAATTGGCAAAACTAAGATTAAAGCAATCGACAAAATGTACGATTGGGGAATTTACGTATGGAAAAAACAAAATGGAAAATGGTTTACTGATGGACAAGGCAATATTTTAAATATACCTTCTATGAAGGGTGATATTTCTAAGATAGCAGAGTTAAAAGATGCTGCAGCCCACTACGGAGAGCCAGATGGCGAGGCCATTTTTTTTCCAGGGTTAAACCGTGTTACTGATTCAGAGTATGAGGAACAAAGGCAAAGAATGCGTGAAGGATTAATCCCTAATCTTAATGACATGGGGTCTGTCTATGACGCAAAGCAAACTATTAAGAAATATGGAGCACAAGACTAATGAGCAGTCAAGAATTTTTTATTAATGCAAAGATTGATAATTCAACAGACATACTTCAACAATTTAAAGAAGAGGACCCATTTAATAAATCTTGGAATGAATTAAAAAATTTAGTTGGCTTAGACAATAACTTTAAACGTAGAGCAGGAAGACTTGCAGAAAAAGCAGTTGCTCCAGAAAATATTACAGGGTATTTAAATAATGCCAAAGCACAGCCAACAGGTATAGACGGAGCACAATCAAAAGAAATTAATCCTGGATCTGTATATAGAAATGCTTACGGTTTGTTTGATGTTATTACCCCGCCATGGAATCTTTATGAATTAGCAAACTATTACGATACTTCATTTGCCAATCATGCTGCGATTGATGCAAAAGTAGAAAACATTGTAGGACTTGGTTACGACTTTGAAGTTTCATCTTCTACAATGCTTCGCCTTGAGTCTAATCAAGATAAAGAACAAGTAGGAAGAGCAAGAAACAGAATTGAAAGAGCAAAAATTGAATTGCATGATTGGATTGAATCGTTAAACGACAATGATTCATTTACCACAACTATGGTTAAAATTTATACAGATATGCAGTCAACAGGAAATGGATATCTTGAAATTGGCAGAACTGTTCGTGGGGATATAGGTTATGCTGGACATATTCCAGCAACCACAATGCGTGTTCGTCGTTTACGTGACGGGTATGTTCAGATCATAGGTCAGAAAGTTGTTTACTTCCGTAATTTTGGAGCAAAAAATTATAACCCAATAACTGCTGATTCAAGACCAAATGAAATTATTCATTTTAAACAATACTCACCATTAAACACATTCTATGGTGTTCCAGACATTCTTTCAGCAATTAATTCTTTACATGGAGATCAATTGGCGTCACAATATAACATTGATTATTTTAGCAATAAGGCTGTTCCTAGATATGTTGTAACATTAAAAGGCGCTAAACTTTCTGCTGATGCTGAAGACAAAATGTTTAGATTTTTACAAACAAATCTTAAAGGTCAATCACACAGAACTTTGTACATCCCTCTTCCTGGAGACACAGATACTAACAAGGTTGAGTTTAGCATGCAACCAATTGAAAATGGCGTTCAAGAAGGCTCTTTTGAAAAATATCGCAAACAAAATCGTGATGATATTTTAATTGCACATCAAGTACCCCTATCCAAAATTGGCGGAGGAGAGTCTGGAGGAATTGCAGCAGCCCTTGCACAAGATCGTACCTTTAAAGAGCAAGTTGCAAGACCAGCACAAAGAGAACTTGAAAAAACATTAAATAGAATTATTAAAGAAAAAACTGATATTTTAGTGCTTAAGTTTAATGAGTTAACCTTAACTGATGAAAACGTACAGTCTCAAATACTTGAAAGATATGTCAAAAATCAAGTAATGCTTCCAAACGAAGCAAGAAACATTCTTGGACTTCCGCAACGGGAAGGAGGAGATGAGCCTTTCCAGCCAAAGCCACAAGACACTGCAACTAGAGCAAGGGACGCAGAAAGAACAAACAATCAATCTGATAGTACTGCAACAGTTGCTGGCAGAAATCCAAAAGGTGAGGGCAGGGCAACCAAGTAGTATACACAGGGTTTTCCACAATTTGTTAAAATAAGGCTCTATAATATATTCTAGCATGACTATATCCAAAGGCCATTGGGCAACCAACGGCGACTCCGTAAGACTTTCCCTTCCATTTGCGAAGGTTGATAAAGAGAGACGTATCGTCTCAGGTTTTGCGTCTCTTGATAACTTAGATAAGCAAGGTGATATTGTAACACAAGAAGCATCAATGAAAGCATTTGCAGGTTTTCGTGGCAACATTCGTGAGATGCATCAACCACTTGCTGTTGGCAAGATGGTTAATTTTAAAGAAGATAGATATTTTGATCCAGAATCTAAAAAGTTTTATTCTGGAGTTTTTGTTTCTGCATATGTTTCAAAAGGCGCACAAGATACATGGGAAAAGGTTTTAGACGGCACACTAACAGGATTCTCAATCGGTGGCAAGATGAATCAGTGGGATGACGGTTATGATGAGAAGTCAGATGCCACAATTAGAATTATTAAAGATTATGATCTTGTAGAGTTATCACTTGTTGATTCTCCAGCAAACCAATTTGCAAACATTATGCATGTGGAAAAAGTTGATGGTGTTGCTGTTGTTAAAGGTCAAGATGTTGAATTAGAAAATGTTTTTTATGATGAGCAGTCTGGAATTGTTATGGTTTCAGATCAAGAGTCTGCTGTAAGTCCAATTAATGGTGAGCAGATGAAAAATATAGGTTTCGTTGAAAAAGAAGACAACGAAAAAATGGATATAGTAAAATTCTTAGTAGATAGTGCTAAAGGCATGAATACTTCTAAGATAACGGAGGAGGTAAATCCTATGTCAAAGAAAACAAAAACTGTTGAAGAGACAGTAGAAGTTACTAAGGCAGAAGAGATCGCTCCTGTTGCTGAAGAAACTCAAACAGTCGAAACTGAAAAAGTTGATGAGGTTGTTGTAGAAACAATTGAAGTCGCTGAAGCAGAAAAGGCTGCAGCATCGCCTTCCGCAAAAGATGCAGAAGAAGATGAAAAAGAGGAAGATAAAGCAAAGAAGAAGTCAGATGAAGTAGTTGTTATTGATGCAATTGCTGAAATTAAAGAAACTATTACATCGGCCTTTAGCGATCTTTCAAATACTCTTAAGTCTTTGCAGGCTGAAGTAGAAGTACTAAAGTCTACTGCAATTGACAGAGAGACAGTAAAAAGTTCGTTTGATGCAGTCGCCAGAGATATTGCTGCAACTAATGAACGATTTAGTGAGTTTGGAAAGCGTGTAGACGCAGTAGAAGCAGATACCGCATTCCGAAAGTCTGGCGATCTAGGCGAGATCGTTCAGGATCGACCACAGGAAACTATGGTTGAAAAATCCTTATGGGGCGGACGTTTCCTCAAAACAGCCGACTTATTTAATTAAGTACAAAACTCGGAGGTGACAATATGTCGGAAGAAATAAAGAAAAACCAGCCAGGAGAATCAGGCCAACTCGGTGGAACAACACCAGGTCTTTATCAGGCACAAGGTGCGTATGCATCTGGTTCTGATGCAGGCTCAAATATCCCTGGCAATTATACTGATGGTGGCGTTCTTGGAAATATTCCAAACGCTAACCTAGGTCTTACAACAGGACCAAATGCAGTAAATCCTTCAGGTGAGGCTGGAAGCGGTATCCTACGCCCCGAACAGGCACAGCGTTTCATTGATTACGTTTGGGACGCCACAGTTCTCGCCCAGGATGGTCGTCGTGTCACAATGAGAGCAAATACCATGGAACTCGAAAAGATTAACGTGGGTGAACGAGTAATTCGTTCTGCTGCTCAAGGTGTCGGTGACTACACTAACACTGGTGCTACATTCAGCAAAGTTGAACTTACAACCAAGAAGATTCGTCTAGATTGGGAAGTTACTGCTGAAGCACTTGAAGACAATGTTGAAGGGGCTGCGCTTGAAGATCATCTAGTTCGCTTGATGACAAACGCATTCGCTAATGACATTGAAGACCTCGCTATTAATGGCGATGGTGCAACTGGAAACTTCCTTTCAATTTTGAAGGGATTCGTCAAGAAGCACAAGGACAATGGAGATTCGCACGAAGTGGCGTTGACCGTTGCTGATAATGCTTGGACACCAGAAAAAATGCAAGAGATTATTCTAGGCATGCCACGTAAGTATCGTGCTCTTAAGAATAACCTCAAGTTCTATGTAGGTACAGACACATTTGCTGGTATCGTTAAGCATAACGGTACTCTTGCTGATGCAATTGCTGAAGCAATGGGTAATCGTGTTGCTGGTACTGCTGCAAACCGTCAAGCATATCTTGATGGAAACGGCCAGACATTCGGTGGAGCACGTACAACTCGTGTTCTCGGAATCGATGTCCAAGAAGTTCCTTACTATCCAGATGGTTATGTCGATTTGACATTCCCACAGAATCGTGTATGGGGCTTCCAACGTGATATCGTCGTCAACCGTGAATACAAGGCAAAGAAGGATACAATCGAGTATACCGTCTTCGTCCGTTTTGGTATTCAATGGGAAGAGGAAGACGCTATTACTTGGGCAGACGCTGCTGCAGATGCTTCATAATCTGTAAACAGTAACCTTTGAGAGGGGGTAGGGGCGAGATCTCCTCCCCCTCTTAAATTTTAGTATTCTGTTATAATAGTCATAAGGAGGTTGATAATGGAAGAAAATAATTTAAATAATAATGCAGAATTTTCTGTGGAAGCAATGTTAGCCGAAGAGCCAGTTGTTGAGGCTCCTGTGTTTGAGACAAAGGTCGAAGAGGTTGCCTTAGAAAACAATATTCAGGCAACAGTTTCTGCTCCAGAGCCAGAAGTAACTGCTATCACTTCAAATGATTTAGCAAGTTCTTCTGAAACTCAGGCACTAGGATCTGTCGCAGACGGAGCAATCGGAGTAACTTGGGTACCAAAAACAGTTGAGGCGCCAACAAATCAAAAGCCCGCTAATGAAAAAGTTGCAGTATATTCTACAAAAAATATAACCATTCCAGGTTTGGGCAAAGTATATCGTGGTTACAACATTGTAACTAAGAATGCTGCAGATCAATGGGCAACTAAAGAATATATTAGACTTGCTACCCCAGAAGAAGTGGCAAGGGAATTTGGTAGGTAATAATGCAAGTTCTGAGAGTTCCGCCATACAATTTAAATGTTACGCTTGATGTTGCATCTGCTAACACAGTATATAATTATGCTATTGTTGATTTGGCGGACTCCTCAGAAACAATAGGTGTAGCGACCTCAAACGCTGATAAAGAAATATTAATTCCTTTGTCATCAAAATATGATACACAATATAAGATAACAGTAGGAGCAAATGACACATATGTAGACGTAGTTCGTCCTTATATCAATCCAAATACTAAAGCCTCTACTGCAACCGAGATTAATGAATATAAAAATTATGAGTTAATTGCAAGATCCCTTATTGACACATACATTAAAGACGGCTTTTATAATAAAAAAGTTATCATAAACACTTCTGGAAATGGTTCAGACTATTTTCCTGTTTGGCATAATGCTAACAAGGTTTTAAAAGTTTATGAAAATAGTTTGTTAGTATATGATTGCGATAATGAAGAAGATTATGACGCAGAATATAGATTGTTAGCGGATAAGTCTGCCATTTATAAAATTGATGTGGCGACTGCAAGCGAACGAAGAAACAGGATGGAGCACGACATAACAAAAATTGCAACCGCACATGGAGATTTGGGACACGTGGCTTATGTTCCCACGGACTTTCCTAAAGGCGTAGACTATGACTTTGTGTTGGATGTTGGACATCTTAAAGTTCCGTCAGATGTTGAAGTAGCAACCGACATGTTAATTGAAGATATTAAGTGTGGAAAATTAGATTATTACAAGAGGTACATAACGAATTACAATACAGATCAATTTAGAATTCAGTTTGACAAAGGAATTGTGTATGGAACTGGAAACCTTCTTGTAGATAAAATTTTAGAAAAGTATATTAAATCAATAACTAAGCCAGGAGTTCTATAATGTTGTGCGAAGAAACCGACTTCGCATTTCCGATGCAAGCAGATGTGTATCATCCAATAGTTGAGCAGGGTATTTACGGAGAAGTTAAAAAAACTTGGATATTAGATAGGACAATAGCATGTTCTTTTACAGCAGCAGGAACGGCTTTTAAAGAGGAAGTAACCCCCAACATTAATATTACACAAGATAAAATATTGCTTGGTCGTTGTAAATCAGACATTAGAATATCAAGTCTTGAAGCCAAAAATGCAATTACAAATGTTATTGTTACAAACATAAGAGATAAAAATTGTAATGAAATTTACAAAGAAACGTCTGGACCTAGATCTGGCAAGTCTACTATATTTGAGATTGCTACACACGATCCGTTTACAGGTCCATTTGGAAATATTGAGTATTATAAATTAGTTGTACGTAGATCTGAAAATCAGGCGGTAGATGTATGATAGTTAGATTTAACAATGCAATGTTTAAAAAAGATATGAAAAATATTATTGATTATTCAGTAGGATTTTTGAATGGAATTCAGGGTGGCAAAAAAGCATTTTTAGGTGTGCTTGGTATGAAAACTGTAGAATTAATGAAAGAATACATAGACTCAAATGCTAGAGTAAATCCTGAAATGTTGCATCATGTTTATGAATGGAATAGAACTGGAAGTCCAGACTCTAGGCTATATGATATAGATTATGTTTCTAGTAATTTGGGTTTATCATTTAAATCAACATTTAAACAGTCTACATCAATAAAAAATGGATCAAGAGTTCCTTTTTATGATAAGGCCAAAATTATGGAAAAGGGTATTCCAGTTACCATTGTTCCAAAAAAAGCACAAGCACTATCATTTGAAATAAATGGAGAACAAATTTTTACGAAACAACCAGTTAATGTTTCTGATCCTGGAGGACAAGAAGTTCGTGGAGGATTTGAAAAAGTTTTTGATTCTTTTTTTACAAGATATTTTACTCAAGCATTTTTAAGAACAAGTGGAATTGCTCAATATTTAAAAAATCCTGTAGCATATAAAAAGAATATGTCTGCTGGTAAAAAAAGTGGAAAAATAAAAGGGTATCAAACAGGGTATCGCTGGATAGCAAACGCAGGAGTTGGAAGATGACAGAATCAACGTCAGTATTAAATACACCAGTGTTGTGGATTAACAAATATTTAGAGCAAAGAATTGGTGATTTGACTGGATATACAATGGAAGCATTTTTCCCAACAGGCCCATCAACTTTAGAAACTCTTACAAAACAGTTTCCAGAAGGGAATATGGTTGTTTGGGATAGAATGTTTAGAATGCGTAGAGGTCCTTTTCCACATATCAAATGTGAACAAGTTTTGTATTATTTTTATGCAAATGGAGATTTAAGTGGAGATACTCCACAAAAAAGAATGGTAAAAATACAAGAGGCTGTAATGAGACTAATGGATCGTGGAGATGAGAGCGCTCAAGAACTCAATGCTTGGGCTAGGGGTAAGACCTTTGATGAAATGTCTTGCCAGTTCTACTTCCATAACTTCAAGATATATCAGTTAGAAGAAGCACGAGATATAGTCGATTTCGGAACAGCCCGAACCTATGCGGGGAATAAGATAATTATCGACTACGACTATCATCAAATGCAAGATATTATAGACTCAATAAATTCATAAAAAGGCTGTATACTTAGCAATGAGGAAACACGCCTTTTAATTTCTAGAAAAATAAAGAGGTGAAATAAATAATGGCTCTAGGTAATAGTAATAACATTATCGTTGGTGCAGCCCAGTTATGGATTGCCGAGGAACCTTTGGCAGTAGGTGGAAACCCATCTCCCGTCTCTGGAACAAAGTATTCCGCAACAATGGACGCCGATAACGATTTCCGTTCAATCGGATATACTATGAATGGTTTGGAATTACAATTCCAGCCAGATTTCGGTGAGGTTCAAGTTGATCAGGTTCTTGACGTTGCTAAGTTGTTTAAACAAGGCATGCAAGTAAACCTAAACACTACTTTTGCTGAATCCACATTGGAAAACCTTCTTGTTGCAGTTGCAGAATCCGCATCGGATCTTACAGGTGACAAGGATACTTCCAGCGGGCAGACATTAAACATCAAATCAGGTAATCTTGGCGAATGCCCAGTAGAGCGTGGTTTAGTTGCTGTCGGTCCAGGAACTGGTGATTGTGATGCATCTTCCAACAAGGAAAGAATTTATGTTGCATACCGTGCACTTTCAATTGAAAATGTAACAGTGTCAGCAAAACGTGATGAGGCTACAATGTTTGAAGTTTCATTCCGTCTTCTTCCAGATGACGCATCAGGCTCATACGGTAAGATCATTGATCGCACTGTAACACCATAATACAACTTAATAATACAGAAAGCCCACGACCCTTGAAAGTCTGGGCTTTTCTGTTTGGTATAATAAATAGATGGCTACAGAAATATATGACAGCGATTATATTAATTTAATTGATGGCACATCAATATACATAACTCCATTAAAAATAAAATATCTTCGTCAATTTATGAAACAGTTTGAAAATGTTGGAAACGCTAAAGGTGACGATCAGGCAATAGGAGAATTGGCAAAGTGTGCTTTAATTACAATGCAGCAATATCATCCAGCCATAAAAACAATTGAACAGTTAGAAGACAGCATAGATTTAGCAACAATATACAAGATATTAGATATTGCTGCTGGTATTAAAATAGACAAAGACTCAAAAGAAAAAGTAAAAGATCAGGCAGTGGATAGCGGATCTTCATGGGAAAAATTAGACATAGTTAAACTAGAATCAGAAGTATTTCTTCTTGGAATATGGAAGGACTACGAGGAATTAGAAACCTCAATGTCAATGCCAGAATTAACTGCCACCTTAAATATTAAACGAGAAATAGATTATGCAGATAAAAAGTTTTATGCAGCAATTCAGGGGGTAGATTTAGATAAAAACACTAAGAAATCAAATGCCTGGGAAGATATGAAGGCTAGAGTCTTTAGTCGTGGTAAAGCCACAAACTCAAACGATATTGTTTCATTACAAGGGATTAATGCTCAAAAGGCTGGTTTTGGAATAGGCATGGGACTAGATTATGAAGAAATTTCTGATTAAAAATAAAATGGCCTTATGGTATAATTAATTCAACCTTATAAGGAGGAATTAATGGCTACAACCGTGCACGAACAAAAAGAAATCGTACTAATTGACGGCACAAAAATCAAAGTAAGACCACTTAAGATCTCTCTGCTTCGTCCATTTATGAAGAAGTTTGAGGGTATCGCAGCAGTGGCTGATGATAATGAAAAGTCAATGACTCTGCTTATGGAATGTGTAGCAATTGCTATGCAGCAATATAAGCCAGAGTTGGCGGAAGATTTAACTGCTCTTGAGGAGAACTTTGATCTTCCAACCGTTTACAAGATCGTAGAAGAGGCTTCTGGAATCAAATTAACAGATGCTTCGCTAATAAGCGGTCTTGCAAACGTATAAACTTAATAATATAGAGGTGTTATGGAATGGCTGATGTTCAATCTAATATTCATGTAAATATAGATACGTCTCAAGCATTAGCCAGCATAAAAGCGTTACAAAAACAAATATCAGCCTTCCATACATCAATGGCGAAGAGTGGTGCTGCAGCAGCAGCCGTCTCCGCCAACATGCAACAAAATTTAATTAATTCTCTTAATGCTACAGGCAAATGGTCTGCATCTATGCGGACAGTTAGAACAACTACAGAATCTTTTACAAATGCATTAGAGAGAAATAAATTATCTATGCGGGAGTATTACCGCTATGGAATGGGTTCAACAAAAACATTTGGAAGATTTTTTAGATCAGAATTTGACACTATCAACAAAGTAGCAAGAGAACGAGTAAAAGATCTACAAACACAATATATAAAGATGGGCCGTGATGCAAACGGTGCAATGAAGTCTATTGCTGTTAGACCACTATCTTTGGACATGAAAAATCTTGGAACACAAACCGCAATTGCTGCACAAAGACAAGCGCTTCTTAATCAACTATTAAGGCAGGGCGCTACAAATATGCTTAACTTTGGTAAGAATACTCAGTGGTCTGGTCGTCAGTTGATGGTTGGTTTTACAATACCACTAGCCTATCTTGGAACTGTAGCAGCAAAAACATTTATGAAATTAGAAGAACAAGCAATTAGGTTTAAGCGTGTTTATGGTGAAATGTTTACTACTGGTGAAGAAACAGATAGGATGCTTAAAGAAGTTCAATTACTTGCTAAAGAATTTACAAAATACGGTGTTGCCGTTGAAAAAACTATGGAGATGGCAGCAACAGCAGCAGCAAGCGGTAAGATGGGGGCAGACCTTATTGCTCAAGTAAATGAAGCAACAAGACTTGCAGTACTTGGTGGAGTAGAACAAGAACAGGCATTAGAGACCACAATATCATTAACAAATGCTTTCGGGTTAGCGTCTGAAGATCTTGCTAAAAAAATTAACTTTTTAAACGCAGTAGAAAACCAAACTGTTGTATCTATTGAAGACTTAACTATAGCAATTCCAAAGGCTGGTCCAGTAGTGCAGCAATTAGGCGGAGATGTTGAAGATTTGGCATTCTTTTTAACTGCTATGAAAGAAGGTGGGATTAATGCCTCAGAGGGTGCAAACGCACTAAAGTCAGGTTTAGCATCATTAATTAATCCTACAGAAAAAGCAAGCAAAATGCTTGGAGCAATGGGAATAAATATAAATGGAATAGTTGAAGCAAATAAAGGAAATGTTAAAGGTGTTGTGGTTGACTTTGCAAATGCATTAAATACCTTAGACCCTCTTAATCGTGCACGTGCAATAGAGCAACTATTTGGAAAGTTTCAATTTTCTCGTCTATCTACTTTATTCCAAAATGTAATTGCTGAAGGAAATCAGGCAAGCCGTGTTTTAACATTAACAAAAGCAACAACAGAAGAACTTGCTATATTGTCTGAACGAGAATTGTCAAGAGTTGAAGAATCTACAACTTATAGATTTAAGAAAACAGTAGAAGATTTAAAGGTAACTCTTGCACCAGTTGGAGAACAATTTTTAAAAGCAATAACTCCAATTGTAGAATTTGTTAGTAAGATATTAGATAAATTTAATAATTTGGGAGATGGTGCAAAAAAGTTTATTGTTATTTTAACTACTCTTTTAGGTGGAATAGGTCCAGTATTTCTCATGACCTTTGGTTTGTTAGCAAATGGTTTGGCTAATATTATTAAATTATTTGTAAATATGAAGTCTGTGTTTAATAGGGCTGGACAGTCTTCAACTACATTAGGAAATCAAACACAATATTTAACTGCTGAACAAGCACAGGCGACTGCAGTGGCAGCATCATTACAACAGGTACATGTAAAATTACAACAAACATTTACATCTGAGATTGCAGCGCTTAATGCATTAACACAAGCATATCAGAGAGCAATATTAGCACAAAGAGGCTTCGGTGGCCCTGTAATTGGCAAAGGAAGAAAAGGTTTTGCTAAAGGAACTAAAAAAGTAAAGCCATTTTATTTTTCAACTGGTACTGACACAGTTCCTGCAATGCTTACTCCAGGTGAAGCAGTAATCCCTGCTAAATCAGCACAAGATCCAGCAAACAAGCCAGCAATTGCACATATGATTGCTGGTGGAATTATGTCTCGATTTGCTGGAGGAACAAGGGGTGCTGGAGACTTTTCTCACATTGGAACTCCTAGAACAGTTGGTGCATTAGACTTAGTTAATAGATTAAAAGCCCTTCCTGCTGGAATAATTAGCGCAAGAGCCATGCAAGCCATAGAAGCAGTTGCTATGAAATTTGCAAATACACTTAAAATTCATCTTTATGGAAAACTTGGAATAACAACAGGTATGTCTAATGTAAACGGACAACAAGTATCAATGAATAACCTTATGAAGCCAGGAGGACGTGGTGTTGGTAAGGGTGAATTTATGCAAGACTGGGATCAAAGAGGTTTGTCTAGATGGAAGATTGCATTAAAAAATGGTGGCATGAAAATGCAAGATGTTGCTGCAGATTTATCTATTTTAGATACTCATATGAAAGATTATTTAACAAGTCTTGACGCAAATACTAGAGTAACCGATAAACATGTAAAAGAAGCATATGAATATGCCCGTAGACAAATGGGAGCACAAAATAGATTAGTTAGAGCCTTTGATCAATTAGCAGTAACTGCTGGAGAGGCAAGAGTTAATATTTCTCAAGCAGCACAAAGAATGGCAGGATTGCCATCGGTTCCAGGTGGAGGAAGCAAAGGTGCTATAGACGTAAATGGAATGAAGATGCGTCGTGGTGGAGATAGATTTACATTTTATAAGAAGACAGGATTTAGCCTTGTAGATTTTGCAGAAAAAAGCATGGTAGAGGGAATGATGGAAAGAGCAAAAATTGCTTCTCCATCCAGAGTTACTAAAAAAATAGGTGCTGATATTGCTGTCGGTGCAGTTGTTGGAATGAAAGAATATGTGGATGATGCAAGAGTTGCTGGTCAACAATTAGGAACCGCCGTAACTAGTGGAGCAATGTCTCAGGCACAGATGGCAGCAGCATCAAGGGCAGCGCTATATGGGGCTGGTCCAATTGATCCAGCACAAAAGGCACTAAGAAGACAATTAGAAAAACAAGCAAGATTAAGCGCTTTAGCAGACAAGAGAATGATAAGGCAGTCACAAGTTACTGGAATGGTCGCTGCTGGTGCAGGAGGAACAGGTGGTGCATCAGGAGGTGGCCCTGGAGGAAAGGGTCGCGGAAGATTCTTTGGAGGATTTAGAAGACCTCCAGCAGATCCGAACAATCCAAAGACTGGTATGGGTGCAGGGGGAGCAATGATGGCTGCTTCCGCAATAACAATGGGTGCAGCAATGATGCCAGGTGCTATAGGAGATATGGCACAAAAAATTATGTTGCCATTAATGGCATTGACCTTGGTTCTACCATTATTACAAAGTAAGTTAGGTTTGTTGGCTGTTGGTATAGGATTGGTAATTGCAGCAGCCGTAAGACTTAGAATGGCTTTTGATAAGGCACAAGATTCTGCTATGAAATTGGCACAGGCTACAGGATCTGGACAAGATGCAATTAGAGGTTTGGCAAAATTTGCTGGAGGAGTAACTGCTGGCGAAGTAATGGATAGGCGCAGAAAGGATGCAGTAAATCCATTTGCTATTCAAACAGGTAAAACAACGTTTGGAGAATCTTATGTTGCAAGTAAAGAAGGAAAAGATTTAGTAAAAGCAACTGGACAAAATATTGAAGGAATGGGTCGTGCAGGTGCACAAAACACAATGGTAAATCAACTTGCAACAGCAGTATCGTCTGGTGCTATGAGTGCAGCACAAGCAAGAAGCGTAGCAGCAAATATTGGAAAAGAACTTGGAGATTACGGTTTTGGAATTCAGGTTAATGCAAAACTCATAGAGTTAATTGGTGTTAATGGAGAAAATCTATTAACAGATCCACTTGAAATTCGTGTTAAATTAATGGAAGAAACAAGAAAAAATGTTCAGTCATTTGGAGATAAAGCAAAGGCTGCTGGAGGTTGGACTGGCAAAGATATGATGAAGGTCGGTGCTATGGGAACTGGTGGAGGTGCTCTTGCTGGCGCAGCAACTGGTGCAGTTATAGGTTCTGTTGTTCCAGTAATAGGAACAGCAATAGGTGCTAGCGTAGGCGCAATAACTGGAGCAGTAGCAGGAAATCTATTTTCAAGAAAAGATCGTGCTGAAAGAATAGGTGCAGCGTCAGGTGCATCAATTGCTATGCAAAAGATGGCATTGGAACAGCAGCAAGAAATGATGGATTCTTTAGACATTTCATATGAAAAAAGAATTGCAGAGGCTAGGGCAGCAGGAAATACTGCAAAAGTTGATGAACTAACAAATAAGCATATTAAAGATAGGGCAGACTTACTTTTACAAAATGGAAAATTATTACAAGATATTGCAGCATCATATTCTAGTGCTGAGGGAGCAACAAGAGATGCACTTGATAGAGGAGTAGATAAAGCCATAACAGGTAAATATAAAGGTACCGTAATGGAAGATGTTGCTAAATTAGCCAAACAAGATCTTAATGACAACCAAAATATAACTGCAGAGCAAAGATATTTATTAAAAATGGAATTAGCATCTGGAGAAATAGATCCTATGCAAATGATAAATCTTTTAGAATCTTTCGGAGATAACAAAGAGGCTATGACAAAAGTCTTAAACATTATAACTAAATTTGGTGGAGCATTTGGAAATCAAATTATGTCTACTGCGTCATTGTTTGTTGATAAAGATGGCAACCCAGTAAAAGATGTTCAGACTAGATTTATTGCAAAAATAGAAAGTTCTGGAAATCCAGAAGAAGCAGAAAGACTCAGAAGTTTTTACGCTATGGTTGCTAAAACTGGAAATGTTTTAAACACAACAATTATTACTGACTTTTTATTAAAGAATCCAAAAGTCGCAGAAAGATTAATGCAACAAACAGAACAAATTGAGGCACTTAAAGGTAAGATAGATTTTGTAGTTGCAAGTAAAGTTTTAAATGCAGATCAGTTAAAAATACTAAATGATGATTTAGATTATTTTAATAGTATCAAAACTGACGAATTAAAAAAAGTATATTTACAAACATTGATTCAAACTATAACAACTGTATCTCCAGATGATCCAGCACTTCAATCTTGGCTTAAAGCAGAAGGTTCTCAATGGGCAAACTCACCACCAGGAACCCAACTTCAAGAATATGCACAGTGGAATGCACAGCGTGTAACTGTTACAGCAACAGATAATACGACATCCGTAGTTCCAAAAGGTAGTGGTGGTGGTGGCAAAAAGCAAACATCTCCCTTGGATGAATTGGTTAAAAAATTAAGAGATGTCCGTAAAAATCAAATTAAAGTAACAGAAGGCTGGACTGCTTCTATGAAAACATTAGATCAATTGTTTGGCGGTAAGAAGAGACTAGAAATGTTTAGCGGTATTGAGCAGGATATTGCCAAGTATGGTGGTAAGAGTAACCTCATAGAGTTTATTGTTGGTATGGATCCAAAAGAATATGAAAATAGAAAAAATTCATTATTCAAATTTGACAATAAACGCAACATCATTGGATTAAAGCGTGATGCTAAAACAATTCAAGAGGTATTAAATGGAATAGTTGCTGGAGATTATTCGTCTCAAATGAAGCAGCAAAAACAAGTACTTCAAGATCAAGCAGATGCATATAAAATATTAAGAGATGCTGGTTTAAGTTATGCAGACACTCAAGAACTAATTTCAGATAAAGCATTTGCTGCAATGATTGCTTCAGACGGTAATACTGAGGCAGCAAAAAAACTTATTAAATTATTAAAACAGGTTAAAAAATTATCTAAAAATGCTGAACAAACAACAGCACTTCAGCAAGATATTGAAAGCAAAAGAAAAGAAGATGCTGCAAGAAGTAATTTAGCAAAGGCTGCAAAAAGTCAAAACTGGAGTTGGCTTGAGGCAGATGCTATATTAAGTGATGATACATTAAGAGATGCAATGTCAAGATGGGACTCTGTTGTTAATGATCCAAAACTTTTTGCAGAATTTAAAACAAGATTAAATCAAGTTCTTAATTCAATAGAGTTTAAAGAATCTATTTTCCAAAAAGGCTTTGACAAAGCAATGGAAAAATTCTCTGTAATGGAAACTAAAATAGAACTAGATTTCCAATTTGCAACATTAAAAGATCAGGATATTATAGAAAAAGCACAAGATAAAATTGCTGGATTAAATTATAAAATAGATGATTGGGAGGCAAGTCTAAAAGGAATTGAAGAACAAGAACAAAAAATTAATGATAAATATGATGCCAAATTTAAGGCATTAGATGAAATTCGTGAAATAAATGAAAGAATATCTAAGCAACAAAAGGGTCAATTAACAATTGCTGATGCTCTTTCTCAAGGAGATATTTCTGCTGCAGCAAAGGCAGCGCAAGATTTAAGAGCAGATCAGGCAGAGCAGGCATTAAATGATCAACAAAAACTATTAGAGGCTGCAAAAGAAAATGAATTAGCACAGGTTAGAAATGATAAAGGATATACTCGTGCTCAAATTGAAGATCAAATTAAAAAATTACGTAATGAAATATTCGAAATCGAAGAAAAAGAATTAGAGCCAGCACAAGAACGTGTTCGTATTGCCGAAGCAAACAAGAGAGAACTAATACAGTCTTTAACAGTTTTAGGAAAATCAAAACTTGAATGGGAAGCAATTAAGAATAGAATTGACCTTGCAAGAACCTCTAGTGCAGAATATATGCAGGCAATACAGGCTGCCCTTGATGTAGTTGAAGATATTATTAAGTATTGGAATTCTTTAGATGGAAAAATTATTACAACTACTCATAAGATTATTACTGTTTATGAAGGAGGAGGTTCAGGCCCAGGTCCAGGTCCAGGCCCAGGTCCAGGTCCAGATCCAGAAGTAGTTCCAGATCCCGTAATTCCAGATCCAGAAGTAGTTCCAGATCCCGTAATTCCAGATCCCGTAATTCCAGACTCAAATACAAAACCAAAAACAGGTGATGGAAATGCAACAAAGTCTAATGGAACAAAAGATGACGTCACAATAGTTAAAGATGTTAATAGTGGTGGATCTGTTGCTGATTTACACAGACAAGACCTAGCAAGAATCGCCAACGCCGTCACAGTAGCAAACATTACTAAGAATGCTGGACAAACTGCTGGATTACATGTACAAGATTTATTCAATATGAAAGATCGAGCAAATGCATTTTCAAAAGAAATTATTAATGCAAATATTAAAAAAATGGGTGGAGGCGCCTATGCCCATTTAGATGAATTAACAAATACCCCAGCACAAAAGGCTGCTTCGGCAGCAGCATTTACTGCAGAAGTAAAAGCAGCCAACGCTAAAAAGAAGGCAGACGCAGCAGCAAAAGCAAAGGCTGCAGCAGACATCAAGAAGTTTGGTGGCAATGCCATTGCTGCAAGTCAGTTTGCTAATTGGCCCAGTGGAAAAGCATCTGGAGGACTAATAAAGAGATATGCGGTGGGTGGGTCAGTAATAGGAACTGATGTAATTCCTTCAATGCTAACACCAGGTGAATTTGTTATGAGTAGATATGCTGTTCAAAATTATGGTGTTGATAAAATGAGAGCCATGAATAATGGAGATGTTTCTGATTCTTCAGTGTATAATTATAGTGTTGCAGTTAATGTAAGATCTGATGCAAATCCTGATGAAATTGCAAGAGCAGTAATGACTCAAATTCGTCAGGTAGATTCTAAGAGACTTAGGAGTGTTGCAGGATAATGGCTACAGCAAGTTATATAACTGGTAGAAGAAGATATCAAAGGCCTCAAGGAATGTTGTGGTCTGAAAATTCTGGAACTCTTGTAGAGTCAAGTCCTGGAGGAAATAAAATATATGTCCCTAATGGTTTGGAAATTGGACAAGATGTGGGTAGTGAAACAAATACAGACTTGTATGACCAATTTTTAATTTTATCTGATGACAATAGAGGAGAAATTAATTTTAAACCTACCAGAATTGAAAAACGTGAAAGGATGATAAATGGTAGAATGAGGTCTTATCATATAGCGGATAAACTACAAATAACCACATCATGGGAAATGCTTCCTTCTAGATCTTATTTTCAAACACCAGAATTTAATCTCACAACTGGAAAATCTCCACATATTAATGATAATAATTTAGAATTTACAACTGACGGAGGCGCTGGTGGAGTAGAAATTTTAGACTGGTACGAAAGTCATCAGGGCCCCTTTTGGGTTTATTTATCATATGATAATTATAAAAACTTTAAAAATGACAATGGACTCATTGATAATAATTCATATGCACACTTGCCTCAATACAGTCAATTAATACAAATGTATTTTACAGACTTTAGTTATTCTGTAGTTAAAAGAGGCGGAACTAATTTTGATTTGTGGAATATAGATGTTACATTGGAAGAAGTATAATGTTTCAAAACGAAGAATTAAAAACTCATCTTGAGTCTTCAAATACAATTAAAACACAATCTGCAATTATTGTAGAGTGGAATATGAATATTGCTAATAACATTTTTAGAATTGGTAATTACAGATATAGACCAACACTTTCTAACTCTGAAAAATATAAACTTATTCCAAATACCTTTGATGTAAATGATGTAGGAAATTTTTATACAGGTGGTACAGATGCCGATATAAAAATCGATGGAGGAATTGATCCAGAAGATAATGAACAGCCATGGTTTTTGTTAGCACAAAATACAAAAAATAAAATGTTGTATTCATTAGAAGATTGTTTTAAAAAATTTAGACCAAGATCTGGTATAAATAAAGCATGTTATATTCCAGGTAAAAAAACTCATCACTCTAATATAAACATGTCAAATAGACCTAGATACTATATGGCAGATAAAAATGATAATTTTAAATATTGGACATCATATAGAACTGAGGCTGGTTCTGTTTTTGGAATAGCAAATAAGCAAATAGGTGGTCAATATTTTATAGATGATGCATGTCCCTTTGTTGTTTATTCAGATCCAATACCAACAAATAGAATAGTAATTAAAATGCAAACAAATGTTGGTTCAGTGGATCTAGGTCCTTTTTCTGGAAAGGCTGGATCTTTTTCAGATTCTCTGTATGGAGATTCTAATAAAACAACACCAGTTCAATGGAAAATTCAATACTTAAAACAAAATGAGTGGGTTGATGCAATTAAGTTTGATGCTAACTCTAGAAGAACTGACGGAACATCAATTATAAAGCATGATGGATATGTAGAACTTGCATACGGATTAAAGGTTCCAGCAAAATATAAAGATGTATTTATTCGTGCAGAAGAATACCACAATGAATCTTTTTTGCCAAAAGAGTCTATTACTGGTTACGCTTATTTAATTAAAAATAATGATGATGACTTAGGAACTTATCATATTTGGTTTGACGATGGATGGGAAACATTTACGCCGTCCTATGGTTGGTACTTAGAAGAAGAAACAGTAACAAGACTAACTAATTTTGTAACAGATTTAACAAATCCTATATCATTTAAATCAAATACAGACAATAGAAAAGTTTATAGAGAGTTTGAAAACATAAAAGGCATAAGGGTTGTAGTTGATGCAATGAATAAGGTTAATTCTACATTTGACTTAATAGAAATGTCTCCAAGACTAGTTGCAGATATTTCAGATAAAGTAACTAGTTTTTCAGTTAAAAAATCAGCATCTGATTTAGGTAGTAGCGGTATGCCAGTAGGACAACTTTTAGCATCAGTTGGATCATTGTCTATATTTGACTATGATGATGCCTTTAATGAAAATAATATTAATAGCATTATCTATAAATATTTGTCTAATAATATGCAATTAAAATTTTATGATATTGTAGTTGATGTTAACGGATATGACTATATGGTTCCAATAAAAACATTATATTGTGATTCGTTTCCAAAATATAATCCAAACGATAAAAAAGTAACTTTAGAATTAAGAGATTTATATTTTTATTTTGAATCAATTCTTGCACCAGAAATGCTTGTTACTAACGTATCTTTAAGTTATGCAGTATCTTTACTTTTGGATTCAGTAGGGTTTTCTAATTATACCTTTAAAAGAGTTACTGGAGAAAAAGAATTAATAATTCCATTCTTTTATATTGGTCCAGACAAGACGGTAGCGGAAGTTTTGAATGACTTAGCATTATCTACACAAACAGCAATGTTCTTTGATGAATATAATAATTTTGTTATGATGAGCAAAAATTATATGCTTCCTTCAAATTCTGAAAGAGATGTGCAATTTACTTTTTATGGATCAAATGATTTTATTAAAAACAATGAAATAAGAAATAAAAATAAAAATATTAAACTAACTAATATTATAGACATAGCGTCTAGTGATAAAAATGTTTTTAATGACGGAAGGATTAATTATAAATCAAGATATATTCAAAGATCATACGGAACAATTAAGCAAGCGTCAATGATAGATAATGAGGCTGCAGCAAAAAACTGGATATATAAACCAGCACTTTTATGGGAGGTAACTGGTGAAAATCCATTAAGGTCAATAAATGGGCAGGTTCAAAGTCAATCGGGATATAGCCTATCTGCTATTCCATTAAACTCTAATTTATCAAATAATGAACCAGTTGTTGTAGGAAATCAAATAACAAATAACACAATTGATCTTGGTGAAGCCGTATACTGGTTAGGAAGACACGCTGGATATTTTTACGCCAATGGAGAGATTATAAGATTTGATGCATTACAATACAACATTCCTGGCGCAGAAAAAGTAATTACAACACAAGATAATAATGGAAAGATTAGTTTTACAACAACTAATGTTGGTGCTATTGGAAATGTTTGGATTAGCAGTAATCAAGAATATCAAAACTATATGTCTAAACTTACATTTAATGGAAAGATATATCCTACTGGATTAGTTCGTATTTATTCTGAGCCAAAATATGAAGAGATAAATGGAATAACCGTTATGAAAAACGGTAGCGTTTCTAGACATGGAAGAGGTCAGTTTGGAACTCCAGTACTTTCTCATAAGGCTGGACTAGATCCTTATTGGAGTAATGATTTGTATGTTCGTGGAATGGATATGGAGAGCAAATATTTGTTTGGATTAGAACATATTGCCAAGACTAAGGAGGAATTAGTTAAAGATATAGGTGAAGCAATAACTTTAAGTGATGGCGAGGCTGGAGTAAACAACATAAGATCTAAAGAAAATAAAAGAACTGGAATTATTAAAAACTTTTTATCTACATCTTTTACAAAAGAAACACAAAACAATACTATAAAATCAACACAAACTGGATCTGTTCAATCATCGGCATTGGTTATGTCTGGACCTTCATTTCCAAATACAGAAACGCCACTTAACTTCTTATCATATCAATATAAAGCATTAGACAATAGATATAAGCATTTTGGAACAAGGATGAGAATTATTGGTAAAATTGAAACAAGTGAAACACGTGGACAGACACCATTAAATCCTACGCCATACTATGTCCTTCAGGGATCACAACCAAATCAAAGTCTTAATATATCTGGCGGATCTGGAGGAATTGCTGTTCTCTTAAATCCAAACACCAATGTTGGATATTATTTTGAAATAATATCATTAACAGAAAAAAATGTTAGTGAGTATTCAACTGCTACAGAAAATCTTCATAATGTAATTTTCTATAAAGTTTTATCTGACCCAGAACATAAAGCAATACCTATAAAATTATGGGGCGGAATTACAAACATAATTGTTGATGAAGGTAACTTTGTTGGTCTATCAAGACTGACGGGCGAAAAGAATTCTACCGTATATGATTTAGCAGTAGAATATCAAGACATAGGTTCTATTAGAAGGTTCTACTTATATATTAACAATCAAATAGTAAGCATCGTAGATGATGAAGCACCAACACCAGTTTATAACAACATGGCTTTATTTGTTCGTGGCGGATCAAAATGTATGTTTGAAAATATATATGCATTAACCAATAACTACAGTCAAAATACTGTCTTTGCATTAGACACTCCAGTATCAGCAGCATTTGAAGATAATGAAATTAATGCTAATGAGTCATTTAGAAAATATTCTATGTCTGGCATTATACAGTCTACTTATCTTTCTGGAATAAGTCCAAGTCAGCCACCTAAATTTAATATTTATTTTGAGGAATTTGGAAGTATAATGAGAGAAGCAGCATATTTAAAAGTTAGATATGATAAAGCATTTCCAGCACTATATGCACAACTATCTCCCACCTTCAATAGAATTAAGGGATATACAGTTTCTGGATTTAGGGCTGGATCATATGGAGCAGAATTTTTAATATTTAATGCTACAGATACTGCAATTAACTTAGATGAAACTAGTGGAAACTATTTAAGAATACAGGGAGTAACGTTTACACAACAATCAGAAAATGAATTAACAGTAGATAATTATTTTGCTAAAAATAGTAATTTTTCTGATCCAGAAATTGGTAAAGATGGCTTGATTGTTTCTCCAATTAAAGCACAACAAGATTTTGATAAAATAAAAACGAGCAGGCTAACATATGGAAAAAAAGAGTTTTCTATGGAGACCCCATATATTCAGTCTGAAGATGACGCAAAAGATTTAATGTCTTGGATTATACAAAAAATCATGAAGCCAAGAAAAAGCATTGGACTTAAAGTATTTAATTTGCCTATTGTACAATTAGGAGATATAGTAAATATAGAATATAAAAATGAAAATAATTTAGATGTTGTTGTTTCTCCTAAATCAAAATTTGTAGTTTACAACATAGATTATCAAAAAGATATAGGTGGACCCAATATGACACTATATTTGAGCGAGGTGTAGTATGGTATATTTTAATGGAGATGGAAAAATAGTTTATGATGATTATCCAGTTGCACCAACACATGAAGAAAAAATGTCTTGGAAGACAGGAAGTGCAAAGAGAGTAACCAGTGCCACACAACTCAAAGAATATGGTGATTATATAAGTGGGTTAAATGCAATACCAGACGATCCAACTGTTTTATATCCAAACGGCAAAGTCGATGAAGATGTAAGTCCTGCAACATCAAATTTAATTTTATTTAAAAATGATACATTACCAGACACCATAATGACAGATCTCATATTTGAAAATATAGGTGGTCAAGAATTAATTAATATAACAAGATCAGATTTAGTCAATGGACAAAATATTCTATATCAACCAATTAAAAATTTAAGTAGTCTATATTTTCAATATAATCCTCAAAATATTTTAGGCTTACAGGATATAGACTCAAACTATTTTAAACAATTTCCAATTAATTTTTCTAGCAAAACACCAGAATGTGGAACTGGACCTAACTGCTCTATAGTATATATTGATCAAGAAACTGGCAACTTAATAATTAATGTTATTAACCTGGCTAAAGATGAACAGGTTGAGGTTTCTATTATATCTGAAGGGGTAGTATTAGATGATACAATATATGTGGTGTAAATATGATTACTAACATTGGAAAAGGGATTTTAGCCAAATATCTTATAGGACAGGCTCCTGCCTATGCATCCTACATTGCAATAGGCTGTGGCGCCAGGCCGTTAAATACTAATCAACCATTTGCTGATTATTCAAATAAAAAAAGTTTAGACTTTGAAATGTTTAGAGTTCCTATTATTTCAAGAGGCTATGTTAATGATGAAGGGGTAGAAAAAATTGTTTTAACCGCAGAGTTGCCAACTGATGAGAGGTATGAAATATCAGAAGTTGGAATATATTCTGCTGGAGCAAACCCATCTGCTGGAGCATATGACTCTAGATCTTTGTTTGCTTTTACTGTAAATGAAAATTGGGAATACTTCGACCAAACAACTTCTAGCAAGTTAGAAGTAATATATGAACCATTAGGTGAAAATAACGTTATAAATCAACCATATAAAGCCTTTCAAACAAACTCAGACAATGTTGTATTTACTGATTCTAGCAGAACATCTAGGTATGAAAGAGCAAGGTTTTATAATAATATGGTAATGATGAGAGGAGATTCGGCAAATCTAACTGTAGAAAATAATCATTTAAAAATAAATACAGGATCTGATCATTTACACTTATTGGGAACATCTTTAGATTTTAATAAAAATGTACCAACTGATGAAATTAAATTGGCATTTAGCATCATAAATAAAGATCCAGATTCGTCTATTGTTCCCGACGAAGTAAGAATATTATTAGAATTTGCAGAAACCAACACGGTTGGAAGTGGAGAGTCTGCTAGATTTGAAGTCATAATGAAAAACCAAGATTATAATTTTTCAACAAACAGATATCATGTAGTAACTAAACAATTACAAGAATTATACAAAACTACTGGTTTCACATGGAACAATGTCAGTGTCGTAAAAATATATACAACTGTTATTAAAAATGGGCCATCTAGTGACTTTTATGTTGGTTTAGATGCAGTTAGATTTGAAAATGTTTCAACAACAAATCCAGTATATGGTCTTACAGGCTATACAGTATTAAAAAATAACAATGCACAAACTGTGATTAAGGCTGCAAACACAACAAACTATATAGAGTTTAGATTTGCATTGGATGTGCAATAATGCCTACTCCAGATGCTGGAATTAAAAAAGTTATAATACCAAAATCTAAATTACCTGGATTTTTTGGTGCAAATAAAAAATATGTTTTGAGATATAGGTTTATTTCTGAAGATAAAAATAGAACTTCGCATTGGTCTCCAGTATATAAAATTATTGCAGAAGATACTCCAGAAGAAATACTTAATAGTATTATTATAGACAAAGATCATCGTGTTATTAATTTAGCGTGGCAGCCTCAACAACATATTGAAGAATATTTTATATACGTAAAATGGAATAATGCTGGATGGGAATATTATACAAAGACATCTCAAACAAACCATTCTATAGTTTATGACGTTACTAAGACATACGTTCATATTGCCGTTCAGCCTAAAACTATACCATTGGAAAAATTTGACGACGCAACTCTATTTGAAAATGAGGGCAGTCTGATATAATTAGACAGGAGGAATTATGGCAAAAATACCATTACCAGAATTAGGTCAACCGCTTGACGTTTCTTATATTTATCAAATTGCTAATGCAATTAACGAATTATCGCTGCAGGTCTCACCAGCAATATACAAATATGTTACGGTAGACGTTCCTGGATCAGTATCTCAAAATGCCAAGGCTTCTGAAACTAGAATTATTGCAGGATATACTGATGTTGTCAAAGGCTCAAATCAGAGCGTAGGAAGTCAGCAACCATTTTCTTATAGTTTTGCAGCAGACTTTAAATTTGCTCCAATAGTTACTGCAACTCCAATTAATATTGGCGGTACAGAAGCAGGCAAAAATGTTTCAGTTGTAATAAAAAGCATTACAACATCTAAGGTTGACGGCATTGTTAATTTTAATTCTAGTGGAGATGTATCTATTGGCGTTAATTTAATTATCGTCGGCATGCCTAATTAATGATTAAATGCAAAAAATGTTCAAGATATATGATGATAGACAGAGTTTATACCTCTTTATCTCATATAGAAATATATTGTTTTATTTGTGGATCAAGAAGATTTTTTCATCCACCGCTTGAGTCAGGGGAAGGCACGTGGTTATTAAAAAAGGAATTAGAACGAGCGAAGACTACAACCTCTCCTCTGTAATTACAGGAAGTAAAAAAATTTGGTTTTTAAATAAAGACTTAGTTAGAGTTATTCATTATAACAGATCAAATGGCATTATGTCAATTTATAATATAACAAAAGATAAAACTGAAAGTTGTTTAACAAAAGAATTTAAAAATAAAAAAGAAAGAGCATATACTGTATCAGAAACTGCAGATCTTGTCAATAGACATAGAAAATATATGCCTACATTAATGAAACGTGGAATTATTCCAAATCCTATAGGTGCACAAAAAGATGGCAAACGTGCATGGCAGATTAGATCATATTATTCTGAATCGCAAGTTAGAGAGATTCGTGATATACTGGCTACATATCATATTGGAAGACCAAGAAAAGATAATTTAATAACAAATGATATAACTCCAACAAAGGCTGAGTTGACACGCCGAATGGGGGATGGTATACTTACATATACCAAGACTGAAGACGGTAGGTTTATACCAATTTGGTCAGAATCAATATAGTAGAAGGGTATGAAGATGGAAGATACAAGGGTATCAGTAACGCTCGGCTATACACAGAATTTGGGTAATTTCCAGTCATTAAGAATAGACTTGGGTATAGTAGATTCAAAACGTGACGGAGAGACTGTAGATCAGGCATTTGTGCGTGTGTATAAGTTTGTTGAAGACAAACTAACAGAAAAAGTGGCAGAAGCAAAGGTTGAAATAGACGAAGGAAATTAATGTGACCGATAAGCAGAAGCGATTGGCTCTGTTAAGTCGGTTTGACAAACACTACACGTTTAAACTAGGACACAAGCCAAGATATAACAAATGGGTTGAGCAGTGGTCTGCTAACGCAATTATTGACTCATATGGACTAGACACCTGCTACGAGTTACTTGAGTATTATTTTGAAGTAGTACCTAATCCGACATGGAGTCATTTTGCTTACATGGCAGATGATATACTAGAAGCAAAAGAACAACATACAAAAGACACAAAAGAACGTGCAGAGCGTAGAAAAAAGGCTAAGGAGTGGTTGAGTGAATAGGGGAAGGTCATGGAAGAAAGAGACCGCCTAGAAAGATGGTGCGATGAGCACAACCATAAGATGGGATTAATTAGGACCATTGGGACTTTTGTTGTGATTGTGATACAGATGATAATATTGTATAAGGTGTCTCGATGAACAATGCAGAATCTAAACTAATTTCTGCATTACTGCAAGACAAGCAAGCGCACGTATTGTTGCAGGCCAATATAGAAAATATTTTAACCACACACACAGACCTATGGCAATTTATTAAAAGATACTACGAGCATAACTCAACTGTACCTCCAACAGAATTGGTTGTACAAAAGTTTAGGGATTTTGAGCCAGTCAGTGGTGTAGGTTCCACCAAACATCATCTTGAAGAAGTGCAAGCAGAATATTTAACAAATAGTCTTAAAGAAATTATTAGATCTGCTGCTACAGATGTTCAAGGTGGACAAGGACTGAATGCCCTTGAGTCTTTAATTACTAAAACTGCAGAGTTAAGAAAAAACACAGCAGCCATTCGTGATATTGATGTTACAGATTTAGATTCTGCAATCGCCTATTTTGAAAATCTTAAAAAACAGCAAGCAATGGGGGCAATTGGAATCAAAACTGGTCTTCCAGGATTTGATAACTATTTACCTGCTGGAATTATGCCAGGGCAGTTAGGAGTCTTTCTTGCATATCCAGGCATAGGAAAGTCGTGGTTGTCTCTCTATTTCGCTGTACAGGCCTGGAAACAGGGTCGTAGCCCGATGATCATAAGTCTTGAAATGTCTGAAGTTGAAGTTCGCAATCGTGTATTTGCAATCATGGGAGAAGGGGTATGGTCTCATAGAAAACTAAGTGCTGGTCAGGTTGAGATGGATATGCTTAAGTCTTGGCATGCTAAAAATGTTCAGGGTAAGCCAGAGTTTCATATTGTTTCAAACGATACTGGCGGAGATATCAACCCAGTAGTTCTTCGTGGAAAGATAGATCAATATAAACCAGACTTTGTTGTTGTCGATTATCTACAGTTAATGTCTCCAAACCAAAAGTCTGAAAATGAAACGGTACGAATGAAGAATCTGTCTCGTGAACTTAAATTAATGGCTATTAGCGAAGAGGTTCCTATTATTGCCATTTCATCTGCTACCCCCGATGATGTCAAAAAACTTGAAATTGTTCCCACCCTTGGACAAACGGCATGGTCAAGGCAGATTGCTTATGATGCTGACTGGGTTCTTGCACTAGGTAGAGCATCTAATAGTGATGTAATTGAATGCGTATTTCGCAAGAATCGCCATGGTTTTATGGGAGAGTTCTTGGTTCAGGTTGATTTTGACAAAGGATATTATAGGTATAAGGATTATGAAGATAAGTCAGTATAATATGCCACATGGAAACATTTCCACACAAGGCGATAAAGCGGTTTGGGCTGGACGGAATCATAGTTGATGACTCGGCCATATACAGACTGCAACAAGAGTATATCAGGTTACTGGTATCAGAAATGCGCCTATCTGGATATGCTCCAAGATTTGACATTAATCCAGAGTTTACACTATCATATAATGAACAAAAAAATTATTTTGAATTTGAATTAAGCGTATACGGAATATATATAGGGAGAAAAAAGGCAGAATGGATATTAGGGATAGACGGAACCAAGGCGATTTATACACACCCAGTCAAGTTAAAAGAGTTCTCTCAGGGTCTGGCGTAACAGTAGAAAAAGAAGCAGAGTCTGAGTACATTGTATTTTGTCCATTTCATTCAAATCACCGTACCCCTGCTGGAGAAATAAATAAATATAGCGGATTGTTTTTTTGTTTTTCTTGTGGCAGAACCGCAGATCTAATAGAAATAGTAATGCATTTTTCTAATAGAACATATTTTGAATCTGTTAGATTTATCAAAAGTAAAGAAGTTGATATAGACATTTTGTCTGAGGTTAATTCTAGGTTAGTAGAAAAAGAAGAATGGACAGAGTTTGATACGTCTGTAGTACAAAGATTACATGACCAGGCTACTTCATCAACAAGAGCAAAAGATTATTTTGCTAAAAGGAAAATTACAAAAGAATCTGTATTAAAGTTTAAATTAGGATATTCTGAAACACAAGACATGATATCTGTTCCAGTTCACAATCACGAAGGCCTGTGTGTTGGATTTGTGGCAAGATCTATAGAAGGCAAAGACTTTAAAAATACACCAAAATTACCAAAATCAAAGTTATTGTTTAATCTTAACAGAGTAAAAACTGCTTCTAAGGTTTATGTTGTTGAATCTTCATTTGACGCAATTAGATTAGATCAAGTTGGCCTTCCAGCAGTAGCCACCCTTGGCGCAAACGTTTCTTCAAAGCAAATAGAATTATTAAAGAAATATTTTAACGATATTACACTGATAGCAGATAATGATGAGGCAGGATTAAAGATGAAAGAAAAAATAATGAATAGGGTTGGATCTTTGGCATCTGTAATAACTTTAGACTCTAAATATAAAGATATTGGAGAGATGGAAGATTATGATATAATTAATTTAGATTCAAGTTTTCAAAATCAAATAAATGGAATGATGGTATGACAAAAAAACATTCGCACATGGAATGGCTACAGGCATTAAAAACAATGGGCCATAAAAAATATTGGACTAGGGCTAACACTGTAGAGTTTTTTGCTTTTGTAGCAAAGGCTGCAATTATACTTCCAGGTCTTTTGTTTGATGTAAGTGTTTGGTGGTTTTATGTTTTTGCTCTAGTGTCAAGCCTGGGATTAATCTGGTCTTCAACCGTAAAAACAATTCCTACTTTAATTTGGTTTAATATTTTGTGGTCTTTTCTTGCTATTGCTTATATCGCTAAATATTTTGGTTTAATTTTATGAAGATAGTTGTTATTGGTGGCGGTACTGCTGGATACTTGGCAGCACTTACTATTAAGCATAAATATACTGACTCTGATATTACAATAATTGATAGTTCTAAAATAGGTGTGCTTGGTGCTGGAGAAGGAACAACTTCTAATTTTAGGTATATTTTTGATGAGTTAGATTTGCCATTAAATGAGTTTATTGAACATACTGGTGCAACATTAAAAAATGGTATACGATTTATTGGATGGTCTAAAAAAAACAAATCATACTTTCATCCATTAACAAATTATATATCAGATAGCAGTGAAAATAGAGATTTTGAATTAGAGCAGTTTAGGCTTGCGTCTATAGAATTAATGTCAAATGATAAAAATCTTGATGATATAAATAAAGGTTTGTCGGCAACAATGTCAAATACACTTACCTGGCCCTATGCTGGGTGGCATCTTGATGCAATTAAACTTGCTGAGTTTTTTAGAAAACATTCTGAACTTAGAGGAATTAAAGTTGTTGACGATGTGTTTACACACTTTGGAGAATTTGAGGGTGCAATTAGTGTAGTTCACACAGAAAAAGGTTTTTATGATTGTGATTTTGTCATTGATGCAACAGGGTTTAATAATCTAATTATTGGAAAACACTTACAATCCGAGTGGGTTGACACATCTGAAAGTTTGCCATGCACAAAAGCACTAGCATTCTTTTTGCCACAAGATGAAGATTATTCTTTATGTACAGAAATAATTGCAATGAAATACGGATGGGTTTGGAAAACACCGCTTAAGCATAGATATGGATGTGGCTATGTTTATGATCCATCATATATAAACAAAGAACAAGCAGAGCAAGAAATATATGAATTATTTAAAAAAGAAGATGTTAAAATAGTAAATCATTTTGATTTTAAACCAGGATACTATAAGCAACCCTGGGCTAAAAATTGTTTATCTGTTGGTTTAGCATCTGGATTTTTTGAACCATTGCATGGAACGTCAATTATGTTAACAATCTATATGATGAATCTATTTATTTCTGACGACTTTATGCATAAATTTATATCAGAAAAAGATTATTCTGTAATAGAAAAATATAATAATAAAGTACTAGAAAAAAATAAAGAAATTTTAGGTTTTATATACATTCATTATTTAACCGACAGGGACGATACAGATTTCTGGAAAAATTTTAAAAATAAAAATATTATTCCAGATTATGCTAAAAATGTTTTAGATGAATTAGACAACTCATATATTTCTGAGTTTGTTATAAAAAATAATAATAAAACATTTGGCTACCAGTCTTGGATGACCACTTATGTGGGCACAGGACAATTTAATAAATCACATGCAGTTTCTAATTTGCAAACAAAGAGCGCATATGATAGACTGTATAAAGAAGCAAAAGAGTTTAAAGGAGTAGAGATACAGGAATATTTAACTAAATATAACTAACTATTTGACAAACATAATTTGCGATTATATAATATAAAAAACAGAGGAGAAAACTATGAGTATCGTTAAGGGACTAAAAAATATAAATGCCTTGCTTGAAAAAAAAGAGGAAGGTGGTCCAAAGATTAAATGGCTTAAGTTAGCCGATGGACAAGCAGTAAAGGTTAGGTTCATTGAAGAACTAGATTATGATTCTGCACATTACAATGAAAAGCGTGGTGTCGCACTCGTCGTAAAAGAACACACAAATCCAAAGGACTATAGGCGTAAGGCTTTAGACACCATGGCTACAGAAGAGCGTGATTGGGCTCAAGAGATGTATGAAAAAGATCCAAAAGGTAATAGCGGATGGCGGGCTCGTCTTCGCTTCTATTGCAACGTACTTGTAGATGATGGCATTGAGGATAAGCCTTATGTTGCTATCTGGTCTATGGGTGTAAGCAGGCAATCTTCATTTAATACTATTCGTGAGTATGCCCTTGAAACAGGTAGCATTTCAAATCTCACATGGAAATTAAAGCGTAATGGTCAGGCAACTGAAACATCCTATACTTTAATTCCTTCTGCTCCAGATAAGGAGCCATTTAATTGGGAAGGTATTGAGCCGTATCCACTAGAAAGAGCAATACGACATGTCCCTTACGCAGAGCAAGAGGCATTCTATTTGGGCTTTGACACTCCTTCATCTACATCAGCGACAAACATCGACTGGTAGTAGATGAATTACGTACCACTACACTTACATACCCATTTTTCACTATTCGATGGTATTGGATTGCCGTCTGAATATGTAGATCGTGCTAAACAATTGGGTATGCCTGCAATATCGATTACAGACCATGGCTCTCTTTCTGGTCACAGAGAAATGTATCGTACTGCAAAAGCAAGTGGCATTAAGCCTATTCTTGGCGTAGAAGGTTATATGTGTGAGGATCGTTTTGATCGAAGAGATAAAGAAGATCGCACTACACCATTAGACATGGTTTATAATCATATAATTCTTCTAGCCAAGAATCAGGCAGGGTTAGAAAACCTTAATAAGTTAAATGAAATTGCGTGGACAGAGGGCTATTACAAAAAGCCACGAATTGACTTTGATATTTTATCTAAATATAAAGAAGGAATCATAGTATCGTCTGCATGTCCAAGTGGAATTATTGCTAAATCAATAGAACTTGGCGAATTGGGAATGGCAAAGAAATATATTAAATGGTTTAAAGAAGAGTTTGGCGACGATTATTATCTTGAAGTAATGCCACACAATAGTGAGAGTGTTAATCAAACAATATTACAGTTGGCAGACGAGTTTAAGATTAAATCAATAGTAACCCCAGACTGTCATCATGTTGATCCCTCACAAAAAGAAATTCAAGAACTAAAACTTATTCTTAATACCTATTCAAATAAAATTCAGAAAGACGCTACATACGAGAAGTCTAAAAAGCAAGGGGACTTAATGAAGCGCCTTGATTACTTATACGGCGCAGACAGACAAATGTCATTTAATAAACTTGATATTCACTTGTTGTCATATGAAGAAATACAGGCTGCTATGGAAAAGCAGGGTATATTTAGAACAGACATTTATGAGAACACAGTTGAACTTGCAAATAAAATAGAAGATTATGAAATTAAAGATGGACTAAATCTTCTTCCAGTTCAATATAAAAATCCTGATAAGCAGTTAGAAGAACTTGCCATGCTAGGATTGACAGAAAAAGGTTTAAATAAAAACAAAGAATATTTAGATAGACTTAGTGAAGAACTTAAAGTTATTAAAGATAAAAAGTTTGGGCCATACTTTCTTGTAGTTCAAAGTATGATTTCGTGGGCTAAAAAAGAAGATATTTTGATTGGCCCTGGCCGTGGCTCTTCTGCTGGTTCTTTGCTTTGTTACGTTCTTGGCATTACTGAGATTGATCCCATTAAGCACGGACTCTTGTTCTTCCGATTTATTAATCCAGAGCGCAACGATTTTCCAGACATCGATACAGACATTCAAGATTCTCGTCGTGATGAGGTTAAAGATTATCTTGTAAGACAGTACAAGCATGTTGCTTCAATTGCAACATTTTTAGAGTTTAAAGATAAGGGTGTTGTGCGAGATGTTGCTCGTGTATTAAACATTCCTTTATCAGATGTAAACAAGGTTTTAAAGTTGGTTGACACTTGGGACGACTATTGCACTTCTAAAACCACCCTATGGTTTAGGGAAAAATATCCAGAGTTAGAAGAGTACGGAGAAAAACTTCGTGGGCGCATTCGAGGTACTGGTATTCACGCTGCTGGTGTTGTCACTAGCAAGAATCCTATTTTTAGATATGCACCTATGGAAACAAGAAACTCTCCAGGATCAGATGAACGCATTCCTGTAGTTGCTGTTGACATGGAGGAGGCTGAAAAAATTGGTCTTATTAAGATTGATGCATTAGGGCTTAAAACTTTGAGTGTAATTAAAGATACTGTAACAATAATTAAAAAACGAGAGGGCACGAATATTGATCTTTTGAGTATTGATATGTCTGACCCAAAGGTATATCAAATGCTTTCCGATGGACACACAAAGGGAGTATTTCAGTGTGAGGCAGCGCCATACACCAACCTTCTCATTAAGATGGGTGTAAAAAATCTAGCAGAACTTGCTGCTTCAAACGCTCTTGTTCGTCCAGGCGCCATGAACACTATTGGAAAAGATTATATTGAAAGAAAGCGTGGTAAACAGGCAGTAAATTATTTACATCAGACAATGAAACCATTCACAGAAGAAACATATGGGTGTATCCTATACCAAGAGCAAGTTATGCAGGCTTGCGTTGAGTTAGGGGGAATGTCTTGGTCTGAGGCTGATAAGGTTCGTAAAATTATTGGTAAGAAAAAAGATGCAAGAGAATTAGATGCGTTTCGTGATAAGTTTGTTGGCGGTGCTTCTAAGTACATTAGTCCTAATACTGCTCGTGATCTATGGCATGATTTTGAAGAGCATGCGGGATATTCGTTCAACAAGAGTCATGCGGTTGCTTATTCTACGCTCTCGTATTGGACGGCGTGGCTAAAGTATTACTATCCACTTGAGTTTATGTACTCAGTGCTAAAAAACGAAGGGGACAAAGATGCACGAACTGAATATCTTATTGAAGCGAAAAGAATGGGGATTAGGGTTAAACTACCTCATATTAATGAATCGGATATTGATTTTAAAATTGAGGGTAAGGGTATTCGGATCGGACTCACGGCAATCAAATATATCTCTGATAAGATTGCAGAACGATATATACAGGCACGACCTTTTAAGTCTTATGCAGAACTTGAAAAGTTCACCTTTACTAAGGGAAATGGTGTAAATAGCAGAGCACTTCAAGCACTAAATGTAGTTGGTGCTGCAGAGTTTTCAGATAATATTAAAACCGAAGAAGAGAAGAGAGAAAATTTATACGAGTATTTAAACCTTCCAGAATTTAACATGACCATTCCTTCTCACTACTATGCCTTTATTCAGGAGATATCAGATTTTGATGATAAGGGTTGCTATATTTTTCTGGGTATGGTAAAATCAATTAAGAGGGGAAAGGGTTGGTCTAGAGTTGAAATTTTGGACAAAACTGGGTCTGTCGGTATATTTGATGATGAAAATACGACTATTGAGACAGGTCGTTCTTATTTGGTCCTTTGTAGTGATAACAGGATTGTGTCTGCAGTTCCTGTGGATGAAATAAAAAGTTCTAGTGCAGCATTGGTTAAGTTTTTAAATTACAAGATGTTGCCATATAAAGATGATGAAATGTTTGTTGTATCATTTAAACCTAGAATAACAAAGAAGGGGAAAAAGATGGCCTCACTTACCCTAGCAGATACCAAGAGAGACCTTCATTCAATAACAGTGTTTCCTACATCTTTTGCAAAAGCATATATGCATATTAAAGAAGGCAATGCGTATAAATTTGAATTTGGTAAGACCAAAGAGGGGACAGTAATATTGGAGGATGTAAATGTCAGTTAGTATTGAAGATGTATTAGCACAGTTAAACCCTAAACTTCGTAAAAGTATTTTGGTTGGAGATGAGGTGCCAAAGACAGAATACGCAGTAACACCCAGTCACGGACTTAATCGTGCATTAAATGGTGGATTTCCCTATGGCAGGCAAGTCTTAGTATGGGGCAGTAAATCAAGCGCTAAGTCATCATTATGCTTACAAACAATTGCCAATGCACAGGCGGAGGGAAAAGTCTGTGCCTGGATTGATGCAGAAATGTCCTATGACAAAGATTGGGCTGCTAAGTTGGGAGTTGACATATCTAAACTAATAGTTTCGCAGGCAAGAACTATCAATGATATGGTTGAAACAGGAGTAAGTTTAATTGAGGCTGGTGTTGATATTATTGCAATAGATTCCATAACTTCTTTACTACCTGCTATCTATTTTGAAAAAGATTCTACAGAATTAAAGCAATTAGAAAATACAAAACAGATTGGTGCAGAGTCTCGTGATTTTAGTAACGCATGGAAAATGCTTAATTATGCAAACAACAAAGTTAAGCCAACTTTATTACTTTTAATTAGTCAATCAAGAAATAATATTAATGCTATGTATACAATTCAACAGCCAACTGGTGGTCAGGCTACAAAATTTTATTCATCTACTGTAATTAAACTGTTTTCTTCAGAATCAGAGAATCAAGCAATTAAGGGCAAGTTGTATGTTGGCGACAAAGCAATTGAAGAAAAGATTGGTAGAAAAGTTCGATGGGAGTTGCAGTTCTCAAAAACATCTCCATCTTTTCAAAGTGGAGAATATGATTTCTATTTTAAAGGCAGCAATTTGGGCGTCGATTCTATTGCCGATCTTGTTGACACTGCTGAACTAATGGGAATTGTAGAGCGTACAGGAGCCTGGTATCTTCTGCCAGATGGTTTAAAAGTTCAAGGCAGAGAAGGATTTATTACTAAAGTAAGAAAGGATCTTGATCTACAAAATATGATTAAGGATAAAGTTGACCGAAAGGTATAGTATTTATGAAGGCAAGTTTCCTTGCAAAACTTGTAAAAAAGAAGTAAAGACTATACGTGTTTATATGGCTACTGGAATTTCCACATGGATGTGTCCAGACAAACATTTATCTGAAAGTCAATTATTTAAAGTAGGATATAAAACAAGGAAAAAAAATGACAGAGAAAAGTGAAAGCAAAAGAATTGGTGCCAAGCAGCATAAAAATTCTGGACGTGGAATTAAAAAGGGTGACGCCACTTGGAATAATTTTACTGTAGATTTTAAAGAAAATAAAAAATCTTTTACATTAAATCAAGATGTGTGGGCTAAGGTAACTACCGATGCTATTAAAAACAATAATGATCCAGCGATAGTTGTTGTTTTAGGTGAGGGCAACAAAAAAACTAGATTAGCAATATTAGAATTTGAACTATTAGAATCATTGATTGATAGGGTATAATATATATATGACACTTCTTAGATCCGAAACGGAGACATAAAATGAAACATAATGAAAATAATGTAATAGTAGATGATATATTAAATCAAGATGGAATAGATTCTGTAAGAAAATCTATTTCTAGAAGCACTGGTGGCAACTTTGTTCAAGAACATTGTCAAGCAAACTTATTCATTGAACTAGAGATAGAAGTTGTTAAAAAATTTACCAAAGTAGCAAGGCGAGTAAGTGGCAACGACAATCTAGTATTAACAGAATTTTGTTTTGCCAGGTATGAAAATGTCACTAGTAATTGTGGCAAATTTCATTTCAAGCCATCACTGTTTCCTCATTATGACGAAACCTTTAAAGAGCCTAGATTTACTTTTGACTATCAGTTAAGTTCTAATATAAGTTGGCCACTTTTTGTTGAACCAGACAAAGAATTTATATTAAAGGATAACCAGGCAATAACATTTAGTGGAACACATCAAGTACATTGGAGAAAGCCAACTGAGTTTAAAGACGGCAATTTTGTAGAAATGGTTTTTTGCCACTTCTCAGATCCAAACTCTGGTCCAAAAGAAGAAGGCTTAAATAAAATTATGGATGAAAAAGTTGATAAATATCGTAAAGCATATTTTGATGCAGGGGGGTGGACAAATGGCTCAACTTCATAATTATTTAACTGGGTTTGACAAATATAATAAGCCATTGCCTTTTTATGTAGACAATTTATTTACAGAAGATCAAAAGAAAAGGATAATGAATTTAATTCAAGAAAATCGTAAACTTGAACCTTTTGTTATAGGAGATAGAATAGAAGACGGATATATTAGAAAATCTCCATTTAAGAGTAGGTTTCAGCCTAAGATAGCAAAGAATATGTCAAGAGTTTTAGTTGAATTTGATATGCCAGAAGATTGCGAGGCAGTTTTAGACAAAATTGCAAAGCCATTGTATAAAGAAGACATAGCATTGTGTCATTGGAATTATATAGATTATAACTTAAAGTATGGCTATGGGGATAATAGTCCAGCATTGCCACCGCATTTAGATGCAGATGAAAATTTAGTAACAGTTAATTACTGTCCAGATACAAATATAGAGTGGGATTTATATGTTGGAAACTGGAATGATACTAAAAATTTTACCAGGTATACTCTTGGAGCAGGACAAACCATAGTATTTAGCGCAGTAAATCAAATACATTGGAGACCAAAACGGAAGTTTAAAGAAGGAGAATTCTGTGAAATTATTAGTATGGATTATTGTCCTATTAATAGTTATAGATTTACCAAGGAAGAAAATCCAATAGATCCAGAAAAATATCCAGAGAAAAGAAAAGAGTATTTAGATAAATTACAAGCAAGGACAGACATGCAGGCTGCTTTTAATTTGTGGGCAAAAGATGGTTTACAAGACGGAATATCAACAGAATCGATGGGATAATGGAACAACAACAAACTACAATAGAAATGATAAATGGACTCTCAGAAATATCAGAGTACATGAAAGATGAAGAACTGACTACAGCACTTACTGTAATTGCAAAACTAATACTAAAGCCAGACATTCCTATGAATGTTGCCACTTTAGAAATCGTTAGACTTCAGGCAATAGCATCTAAAATGGCACTACGTGCCACTTGGATGGCCAACGTGGATAAGTCTAACCGCAGTAAAAAAAATATATATTACACTGCAGCAGAGTCAATAAATAATCTAGTATCTGCACTAAAATACATAATTCGCTGATATCTGATATAATTAATTTAAACAAAGGAATAAGACATGGCTAAAAATTTATTACAACAAGTAATGACAAGAGATCCAAAGAAAAAGAAAAATGTATCACAAGAAGATGTAAGTTTTGTTGACGGAATAATTGACAAAATAAATTCTGGATATATGACAAAAACAAAACCAAAGTTTACTAAAAAAAGTAATTTTTCTGCATCTGCATTAACTTATGGTGCTGGAGAATGTCCTAGATACTGGTATCTTGCTTTTGATGGAGCAGTGCATTATGACAATTCAGACGCATATGGAGTTGCAAATAGGACTAATGGATCTTTGGGTCATGAAAGAATTCAAGAAGCAATAAAAGCATCTGGTCTTCTTGATGAAACAATGGAGTTTGATCCTCTAGAAAGAAAATATAACAAACAAACACACCCAGCAATGGAGTTTAGAGTAAAAACAGAAGATCCACCATTTGATGGTTATGGCGATGTAATGTTAAATATAAACGAAGAACGTGTCATTGGAGAAATTAAAGTAATATCTAGTGATGGATTTGAGTATAAGAAGAGAACTAGAAATCCCAAGTTGGCTCATCTTATGCAGTTATTAATGTATATGAAGGTTTGGAAAATTGGCAAGGGTGTTATAATTTATGAAAATAAAAATGATCATAAGTTGTTAACTTTACCAGTATTAGTAAACGATCATTACCGTCGGTGGGTAGACCAGGCATTTGATTGGATGAAAAAAGTATACGAGAGTTGGAAAAATAAGGAACTTCCACAGAAGCCATATAGATCTAATTCTAAAACATGTAAGGTTTGTCCAATTCAAAAAGCATGCGCTGAAGCAGAGACAGGGGTAATTAAAATTAAACCTCTGGAGTTGCTAAAAGATGAAGAATTGTAAATGGTGTGACAATGACTTTGAATCAATAGTTTCATATCAAATATATTGTTCAGAACAATGTAGAGAGACTGCTACTAAAGAAAAAATTGCACAAAGATACATACAAACAAAAAGACAAAAAAGAAAAGGAAAAAATAGAATGTGTAGAGATTGTGGATCTAGGTTATCAATATATAACGATGATTTGCTATGCACAAGATGTTCTATAAATCCAATAGATGTAAAAAAAGCAATCAAGGAAATTAAGGATTTGTCAAATGACAAGAGCAAAAGAAACAGATAGATATTTTAAGCCAGAGTTGTCTACTCAGCCTGGTGTTATTTGTGCAATTGATGCCAGCACAAGTAGTTTAGCATTTACCATATACTCGTATAAAAGATTAACAGATCACGGAAAGATCATGTTTGAGGGCAAAGATATTTATGCTAAAGTTATTGATGCTACTAAAAAAACAAAAGCCTTATTTGATTATTATAATTTAGTTGAGGCTATTGTTATTGAGCATACGGTTTTTATGAATTCCCCCAAAACTGCAGCAGATCTTGCTCTTGTACAGGGAGCAATTATAGGTGGCGCAGGTTTGTCTAATCTTAAAATTATTGGAAAAGTATCTCCAATAACTTGGCAATCGTATTTAGGTAACAAAAAATTAACTAAAGAAGAGCAATTGCAGATTAGATCTGCCAATCCAGGTAAATCATTATCATGGTATAAGGCATACGAAAGAGAATTTAGAAAGCAAAGAACAATAAAATTATTAGGTATTTTTTATGATAAAAAAATAACAGACAACGATGTTGCAGACTCAGCAGGTATCGGTCATTGGGCAATAAATAATTGGGAAAAGGCAGTGCAATAATGCCAGAATTAAACGCCAACATCCCACCTATTGAATGCTATGTTCGTGGAAACTATTTAAGAAATCAAAAAGATAGTCATGAGCAATATTTCCCTTGTGTAATATTTGGCGTATCCAGCGTACCAAACCGAAGCCCACTATTTCACTTTATGATGGAAGATGGTGGACTATGGTGGAGAATGCCTGTTAGTGCTTTTTGTACTGAGCCTGGAGTACCAGAGGAAGATATACATAACTTAGTATTGTGGAATTCGTTTAGTCCTTTTGTTACCGTCACAAAATTTTCGGGGCTTACAAATTTGAAGATGTATTATACTGATAGAACTAAAACTAAGATAAGTGGTAAATATTTATTTACTCTTGACTGGTACGGTGGGGATGGTAATAGTTTAGATGATGGGTATTCGGAAACTCCTGGACAACATAAGTGTGGTCATGTTATTCAAAGAGACGACGGAAACTTTGCGATTCAACCTAACAACCGTGTATTTATATTGGAACCATCTTTTACTACAAAGATTGGTAAGCCATTGATTCATAGATTAATTAATTCTAATCGTAAATGGGATGTTGAGGATGCCTCTAAATGGGTCACAGAGGATTCGGATGCATATCATTATGACATTATGAACATGGAAAATGAAGGTGGGCCTGCGTTTGACTCATACACAGAGAGATTGAAATATATGGAGGATAACGGTATATGAAAGGAGTTGACAATTAATATTATGTCTGCTAAACTATACACAAGCGAATTGTGGCTTAAAAAGAGATATCATATTGATAAAAAATCTCCAGAGGCCATAGCAAAAGAATGCGGGGTAAGCGTGGAAACTATTTACGTGTATCTTGCTAAATTTGGATTAAGGAGGTCAAAGAGATGAGTCTAAAGCCAGTATTCCCTGATTCAAAAGTTTTTAATTTTAACGATCTATATTTGCTTACTGTTGGCACTAGTGCTGGAAAACAGATTCTTGATGCCTGCCTAAATCTTGCACACATGCTTATCAGAAAAAACATTTCATATGGAAACTCTGCATTAGAACCTATTCGTATTTTTAGTAAGGCAGACGCAAGAGAACAGTTGCATGTTCGTATTGATGACAAATTAAGCAGGATTATGCGTGGTACAGAATATGTTGGAGATAACGATATTGATGATTTAATTGGATATTTGGTATTATTAAAGATAGCAAAGGATGAAAATGTCAACTGAAGAAGACTTAATTAATCATCTTGATGAGTTAAATACTGTCGTTGGTGAATATCTTAAGGGTAATGATCCAACAAAAATATCTAAAGATTTAGAAATCCCAAGAGGTCGTGTTGTCCAACATATAAACGAATGGAAGGTCATGGCCTCCGCTAATGACGCAATCCGTGCTCGTGCTAAAGAAGCATTGGCTATTGCTGATACACATTACAATAAACTGATTTCTAAGTCATACGAAGTTATTGACGAGGCATCACTAAACAATAATCTTGGCGCAAAAACACAAGCAATTAAACTAGTAATGGATATTGAGTCCAAAAGAATTGACATGCTTCAAAAGGCAGGGCTGCTTGAAAACAAAGAACTGGCAGAAGAAATGTTGCAAATTGAAAAGAAACAAGACGTACTGATGGCTATTCTTCGTGACATAGCCTCAGAATATCCAGATGTTCGTGACGAAATTATGCGTAGGCTTTCTGATATTGCCAAAAAAGATGAGGTAATTACAATTGTCCACGACGTTTAATGATTTTCTTGAAGCGTTAAAAGATAATCATTTTGAAGAAATTCCAGTAGACGTAGTAACATTTGTTGAGTCTGCAGATTATTTAGGACAGCCAAAATTGTCTGATATACAATACGACATTGTTCAGGCCATGAGTCAAATATATCGTAAAGAAGATTTGCAAGAATTGATGGGGCAAAAAGAAGGAGAAGAATATTATGAAAAATATACAAAGAACGAAATTATTTTGCAACTTGGAAAGGGTAGTGGAAAGGACTTCACCTCTACTGTTGCTTGTGCTTATATTGTCTATAAATTGTTATGTCTTAAAGATCCTGCAAGATATTTTGGAAAACCAAGTGGGGATGCGATAGATTTAATTAATGTTGCCATTAACGCACAACAGGCAAAGAATGTTTTCTTTAAAGGTTTTAAAACAAAGATTGAAAAGTCTCCCTGGTTTGCTGGAAAATATGAAGCAAAGGTAGACTCAATGGGATTTAACAAATCAATTACGGTTTATTCTGGACATTCCGAAAGAGAATCGCATGAAGGGTTAAACCTTTTACTTGCAGTTCTTGATGAAATTTCTGGTTTTGCATCTGAAGTTGCAACTGGCAATGAGCAGGGAAAGACATCTGAAAACATCTACAAGTCGTTTCGTGGCTCAGTAGATTCTCGTTTTCCTGATTTGGGTAAGGTTGTTTTGCTTTCATTCCCTAGATATAATGGAGACTATATTTCTGAACGGTATGAAGCAGTAATTGCAGAAAAAGAAACTATAACAAAAACACACAGATATATAATTAATCCATTGCTTCCAGAAGATGATCCAGATAATTGGTTTGAAATATCTTGGGATTATGATGAGATAAGTTCTTATAAATACCCAGGAGTCTTTGCATTAAAAAGAGCCACTTGGGAGGTTAACCCAACTAGAAAGGTTGATGATTTTAAAATTGCTTTTATGACAGATCTTGGCGATGCCATGATGCGTTTTGCTTGTGTTCCTACCTATGCGTCTGATGCATTTTTTAAGCAGGCGGATAAAGTTCGTTCATGTATGACCATTAGAAATCCATTAGATCAGTTTAGAAGATTTGAAACAAGTTTTAAGCCTGATCCAGATAAAGTTTATTATGTGCATGCTGACCTTGCACAAAGACATGACAAATGTGCTGTTGCTATTGCACACGTAGATAAATGGGTAAGCGTTCAAGTTATTAAAAATTATGAAGAAATATCTCCAGTTGTAGTTGTAGATGCAGTTGCTTGGTGGGAACCAAAAACTGAAGGTCCAGTTAATCTATCTGAGGTTAAACAATGGATACAAAATCTTAGGAGACTAGGATTTAATATAGGAATGGTGACTTTTGATAGGTGGCAATCATTTGATATTCAAAATGAACTTAAGTCTGTAGGAATAAAAACCGATACAGTATCTGTATCTAAAAAACAATATGAAGATATGGCAATGTTGGTATATGAAGAACGTCTTGCTATGCCATCTATAGAACTTTTATTTGAAGAACTTACAGAATTAAAAATAACTAAAAATGGAAAAAATGTAGATCATCCACGAAAATTATCTAAAGACCTAGCGGATGCTGTGTGTGGTGCTATTTTTGGGGCGATATCGTATACCCCCAAAGACACAAACCTTGAAGTTGAGGTCCATACATTTAAAGATAAGCCACGTAAAGTTGACACGCTTCCTGAGAACGTGATACAATATAAACCTAGCCAAATAGAGGAGATTGAAAACTACTTGGATAGGCTTAAAACAATATAAAAATATAAATAATGAATATAAAAGGAGAAAAATGAATTCATTTAAAAAGATCGCTCTAGCCGTGGTTGCAGCCATGACTATGGGTACATTTATCGCAACACCTGCAAGTGCTGCTGTAATGACAGTCGCTGTATCTCTAAACGGAACTGCTAACACAACCAATTCCGCTATTGCTACACCTGCTGCATTGCCAGTGCCTGCTGATAACACAGTAGATGCTGCAGACGCACTACGATTTATTGCAACAGTTGATACAGGAACAGCAGTTTCTGCTACCTGCACAAATTGCACAATCGTATCTGCTTTGCATACTGCTGCTGCTCCAGTAACATCGGCATCAGGTTCTTCAAGCCTGACCATTGCAACTGGCACAGGAACAACTGCAACGTTTTATGTATATACTAAAACGACAGCAATTGGAACCGTGGTTGTAACAAACCAGGGAACTACATTGACATATTATGTACAGGGAACTGCTGGATTGATTAATACTCTTTCTGTAAGTGCCCCTGCTTCTGGTGCTGCTGGCACCAAGCAAGACATTGTAGTGACTGCAACAGATTCATTTGGCAACAAAGTATCTGGTAAGTCACTTACTGCAACTGTATTTGCTGCTTTGGGAACATTAGATTCCTCAACTGCAACAACTGGATCGGCATTGTCAGATTTTGGAACAGCAACCTTTAAGGTTACTTTACCAACAACTGGCACACGTTCGCTGATTACATTTGCTCCAACAACTGCTGGAGATGCAACTACTACAGATGTAACTGGTCTTCCTGCTCGTGCTCTTGCACCTTTTGCAGAGATTACAGTTCGTGATCTTGTAGGAGAACTTGCTGCTGAAAAGGCTGCGCTTGCTGCTGAAAAGGCTGCTCGTGCTGCTGAGAAGGCTGCTTCAGATAAAGCACTTGCTGATGCATTAGCAAAGGCTACTGCAGATGCTGCTGCGCTTAAATTAACTACTGATGCTGCTGCCGTTAAGGCTGCTGCAGAAATTGCTACCCTAAAGGCTG